CAATGAATCTGTATTTTCCTTCACATGCGTTTCGGATAATAGCAATGAATCTGTATTTTCCTTCACATGCGTTTCGGATAATAGCAATGAATCTGTATTTTCCTTCACATGCGTTTCGGATAATAGCAATGAATCTGTATTTTCCTTCACATGCGTTTCGGATAATAGCAATGAATCTGTATTTTCCTTCACATGCGTTTCGGATAATAGCGATGAATCTGTATTTTCCTTCACATGCGTTTCGGATAATAGCGATGAATCTGTATTTTCCTTCACATGCGTTTCGGATAATAGCGATAAATCTGTATTTTCCTTCACATGCGTTTCGGATAATAGCGATGAATCTGTATTTTCCTTCACATGCGTTTCGGATAATAGCGATAAATCTGTATTTTCCTTCACATGCGTTTCGGATAATAGCGATGAATCTGTATTTTCCTTCACATGCGTTTCGGATAATAGCGATGAATCTGTATTTTCCAAAGAATCTGTGTTAAATCTATGATTATTTGTTTCTGTACCAATATCTTCATTTTTAACTAAACTTTGTTGTTCTGAAGATAGAGTTAATTTCGTTAAATTATCTATTAATTGATCCATTTTATATATAGGAAATATAGGTTTTTATTATAAAATGTTTATTTATGTTTCAATAAAAAAAAATCAATTTTATTTATTTATTGATTTATTAAATATTAATATTTCTAGCAATAAAGTCTGAAACAGAAGTTTCAACACTTGGCAATGATGCTTTGTATCTTAATGCTTCTGATTCAATTTCACGAATTGCATTGTTGATATTTTTTGCTCTTGTTATCTCTATATGATTATTACCAAATAAAGCTCTTGATTTATCATTAAATACTCTTAAACATGTTTCATATCCCGCCGAAACAGGATTTAAATAATGTTCAGTTGTAGATGAATATAAATCTCTTTTTAATACATTATATAATGAAAATGATAGATATCCTACCATGTCATTTGTATCAAAATTTGGATGACATACAATAACATTAAAATTCCTCAATGATATATCAAAACATACTTTTTGAGGATCTTTTTCATTATATCTTTCACCACAAGTATCAATAATACCAAATAAAGGACCTTCTTTTTGAACAAATGAATTAAGATTTCTCTTTACTGTATCAATCCCTCTTTTGAAATCAGGTCTTGTTTCGTGAGGTGTATTTTTCATTATATCATCAACCGAAAAAGATTGACCTGATATAAAATATTTTAAAGATTTTACTTGTTTTAAGAATTCTTTTGTCCATATTGATTTACCAGATCCCGTAGTTCCTTTGAGCATTATTATCACTCCTTTAGATGCCACATGATTTTGTTTACCATGCACTGGAGGTTGAGGTGGTAAAGATTCTATATCTGGAGTTAACATTTCTTTTTTTACTCTTAGTGGAGTTCCACCTTTAACAATATTTTCCAACTGTTTTTGTGGTGTATCTGAACAAATTCTTACAAATTGTTCTCGTAATACTCTTCCTCTACAATAGTAACATATTAAACATCCATTTACAGCTGCATAATCATCAATATTTGATTGAGAATAGCATAAATCAGCATTACACATATTTCCATTTGCATCTTCATGTATACCAAGTCTATAAATAATTTCATTACTTAGAAATGGTTCACCAGTTTGAAAATCTTCATTATTGATTTTTTCAATTTTTATTTCTCCAAAAACTATATTTCCTTCAACATAAGTATGATATGTATCATAATAATATTTTAAAAAATCTTCTTCTGTTAATGGAATTCCAAGTGTTTCTAAAGCAACCCTATAAAATGGTAATTGTTCATAAAATAAACCTAGCATTGTCATCATTAATGCCCACCAAATTGGTACTTCCAATCTTAGAGGATTTATATTATCCAATACTTTTTCAATATCATTTTCGGTATATCTATATCTTCTATCTTGACGATAAAATCTTTTAGAAATAAGAATTTTATGATCGTCAGGGCTACTATAATGCATTGCAATTGAATTTCCTTCTTTCCAATGAGCATAACATCCCTTTCCATCATATTTTCCATTTTGTACCATTACTTCCATCGAACATCTAATTATAGAATTTTCTCTATATATTTTCATATTTTCATGAGTTATTGGTATACCAGTTAATATCATTAAACTCATATATGATGGTAACCGAAATATAACATATGGAGAAGTTGATGCATTTGGAAATCCATCATCTTCATCTATTTTTCGATTGCCTATACGTAATGCTTGACCATGTTCTTCTATTATATCTTTACATATATATTTATTTTCATATCTATCCTTTGAATTAGGATATTTTCCAATGTTTACTTCTAAATAATCTTTTATTGTTGTCATTTTTAATGTTTTAATAATATTTTATTATAATATATTATTTTAATTTATAAAAAATCAATTTTTTTTTATAAAAAAAATGATGGTATTAAATCTATAATAAAAAAAATTTATTATGAATGTATTTTTACACCATTTGCTATTTAAAACGCCCATTATAAAAATAATAGACACAGATGCTGTGTAAAAATTTGGTTATAATCCGTCGTAAAACGGATATGAAGTTTTAAGGTACAATATAGAATTATTTCGCATTTTAGCTTAATCTATTATCATAGTAATAATTCGGTACCACATAAAGAATAATTCATCATAGACTTCAAACTACTCATCATTAATTATTATTTGTGTTATCTTTTTAAGTACTTTTAATTTATAATTAATATAAAAATGGGCGTTTTAAATAGCAAATGGTGTAATAACATATATTCCAAAATAAAAAATGGGGTCAGTGTTTTATCGATTAATTTCTGAACGTGACGAGAGACACAAAAAGACAGTCATATTCTTGAATAATGAGAGTCATTATCAAGCAATGCAAACGGCACATCACTTGATAATGACTCTCATTATTCAAGAATATGACTGTCTTTTTGATGGTGATTATAGGAGATTTAATATCTTAATGTTAGAGGTTATGAAAATGAAACGTAAACGCAACAAACGTTTTAGTTACATAAAACCACCTTCAATATTGTTTGATGTACTATCACAATTTCAAAAAAATGAAATAAAAATGGAATTAAAGTTTATCCATTTCGCATTTGGTAATAATGCGAAATTTTATACATATTCCAAATAGAATATAAAAAAAATGATGGTAAAAAATCATTAAAATAATTATTATAATATATGATATAATATTTTATTTCATTTTATTTCATTTTATTTCATTTTATTTCATTTTAAAAATGGGCTGTGCAGGTTCGATCGATAAAAGTGTCTTAAAAGAACCCATTGGGTCTAGTGAGCCAAATGAATCCTTTGGGTTGACTAAAAAGGATGTATTTGAAGAAGAGTCAAATGAGTTCAAAGAATTGCATGAAATGCATTCTCAACTCATTGAGCTCACTGAGTTCAAATACATGGCCCTTCAGGTGGATGATTACTCCCAATGTAGAGAATTACTTTTGGAAATAAGTAAAGTTCGTAAACAACGAATACACTTTTTGTCTGAGATTAATTTATCTGATAAATTAAATAGTGTTTTAACTAAACACAAGGATCATGAGAAGATGTCGAATGCAGACTTCTTAGCGGAATTAGAAAAACGCAAGAATCAGAGATTATTATCTCTCTAAACTGGTGTTTAGTATTATAAGAACCATAAACTTAAAGTTTATTAGCCTGTTTGAGTTTACGAAGGAATATAGCGATGAACCTTCATTTCATTCCGCTTCTTTTCTGTATTTTCCTTCATAAACTCCGGAATATAGCGATGAACCTTCATTTCATTCCGCTTCTTTTCTGTATTTTCCTTCATAAACTCCGGAAAATAACCTTAAACTTACGCTAAAGCTTCAGTTTACTATATATGTTACCTAACTAAGTGTATATAAAAAAAACAATTTTTTTATTTTATTACAAAACGTTTCCAATCAGAACTTATTATTATTATTATACCAAATATAAAAAATAATATTGTTATCTCTTTTGATATAAATCTTGTATTATTATACCATGGGTTAAATATTATTATTATCAATAATGCAACTATTATTTGATAAAAAAATTCAGTATTTTCTTTTAATTCAGTTATTTTATTATTATGATAAAAAATTAAAGTTAACAAAAATACTACTTTTATTATAATTGCTAATGTGACTAATATATATATTGTTTTTTTAATTATATGCATTTATAATAAATATGAAAAAAAAATTGATGATATAAATATAATGAATAAATATTATTAATTGATATTTATTTATTTATTTATTTATTTTCTACCAAAATCATGCTAAATCTTATTAAGTTATTTGTAAAGCTCTTTATTATGAGTTCATTCATGTTTTCCGTTGGAGAACACATGTATGAATCGCCTATTTTAAAAAATAGCAATGGAGAAGAGCTAAATCCAAACGAAGATCCTAATGTTAACACATTAACCGGATTGGATCTTCTTGAAGATTTGGATGAAAACTTTACTCTAAACTTGAGGTTTGATCGAGTTCAGTTTAGATTGTTCAGCAATTTCCTGGTATCTATATATCAGGGAATGGGTGGTACATTTCGACCATGGTTCAGGTTAATACAATGTGATAGCACAGAGGCAATATATCATATATCGCTTTTCAGTATTTTCACGTTTGAACACTTTGACGTGTTTATACTTGTACAGAGACATTCATATGTCGATGTGAGGTATTTCGCGTCTGCAAACTACTTCATATTGAACTTCTTGTTCGGTATGGTCTTCATGACAATAATAAAGATAGAAATAATATTATTGTCATTGTTAGACGATATGTTTAAAAACGTATTTTTTAACAATATAGTGATAATGATATTTTTCATCATATTTGTTACTCGTGTAGGTTTAGAGTATTTTGAATGATTAACTTTGATATTTATAAAGATATTCTATGTGATATGGATAATTTATCGGAGTTTACGAAGGAAAATAGCGATGAACCTTCATTACATTCCGGTTCTTTTCTGTAGCTTTAATTGCATATTTTTGAATAACAACCATCTTTTTTTATGTAAATTTTACTATTTACTTTATCCTTTATTTCCTCTATATGACTCATTAAAAATATTTTTTCATAATATTTATTTAAAAATACAAATAATTCTTCTATATTTGATATATGTTCCTTATCTAATGCCGATATACCTTCATCTATTATTATAATATTTCCTTCTGATATTTCTGATATACGCGATAATACTATTTTAAAAGCAATATCTAATATGAATGTTTCCATTCCACCAAGTGTAACAACTTTGTTTTCATTTCCCCATATATCAATCATAATTTTTTCATTTTCTTCATATATTTCTACTCTCTTATTTATAATTCCTCCAATAATTTCATTAATACCATTAGTTATTGTTTTTAAATAGTGTCTTACTATATATAATGATATTCCATCCTTATCTAACACATCTCTATAATATTCATATTTTGTTTTATTTATTTCTAATATTTTTAGTAGTTCTTTATTTTTTTCATACTTTATAATTGTATTTTTATCTATTTCTAGTTTATTATCCAATTTTACTTTATTTATACATAATTGTTTATATTCATCATTTAATTCTTTTAGTTCTTTTGTATCTTTTTCTAATATATTTTTTATTAACATATTATTTGTTAATATTCTGATTTTTTCATTACTTGATACTATATAATCTTTTAATTTTTTAATATCAACATTATTACGTTGTTTTTTTTTAATACTATTTATTTTACTATCTAATAATTTATTATGATCTATAATATCATATATATTTTTCAATTGTTCATATCTATTTTCAAGTTCTATTATATTATTTAATATTAACTCATATTCTTCTTTTTTATTCATAAATGGATTATTTACACTATTTATTTCATTTTCTGTTTTAATTATTAAATTATCTAATTCTATTATTCTAATTCTTTTGTTTATATTTTCCACCTTTTGTTTATTTAATACAACATTTTGTTCAATATCTCTAATTTCAATATTTAATTTATTCATTTCTTTATATTTATTATTTAAATCCTTCTTTAATATTTCATGATGATTTTTTTTATCATCTATATTTTTATCTATTTCAGATAAATGTGTTTCAATAACTATTCTTATTTGCATAATATTATCTTCTAATTCTAATAATTGTATTACTTTCGGATTTTTCATACATTTTTCACATAATGGATTATATTCATAATTTTTTAAATCATCGTACATTTTTTTATTTATTTCTAACTGATTTCTGGATTGTTTTATTTTTTCTCTTACTATTTCATTGTTTAAATATTTCTCTTCAATATTATCTTTTTCATATATATTTATTTCTTCTTCAATTATTGATATATTATCCATTATACTATTTAATAAATCTTTTTTATTTATTAATAAATTATCTGTTACTGTTAAATTTATATTATCTAATATTTTATACAAATATATAATATCATTTTGTAATATTTCTTTATCAGTATTATTAATTGATATATTATTTTTTTCGTATTTAAATATACTTAGTTTCTCATTTAATTCTTTTAAATATTTATTATTAATATACTCTATATTTTCAAATTGATCTTTTATTGTATTATATTCTGTTAATATACTGTCTTTTTTACTCAATTTTTCAGTAGCATCTGTTAATTCTATAATTATTTCTTCTTTTGACATTTGTATTAAATGATTTGGAATATTTTTTTTTTGCAATATTAAATCTTCTAAGTTATCGTCGTTTATTAATAAATTATCCTCTTCTAATTTATTTATAATTTTTTCATTTTCTAATATATTTTTTCTCATTATATCCATTTGACTTATTAATTGCTCTTCCGTCATTGTTTCTTCATTAAATTCTAGTTTTATATATTCTTTATTCAAATTATTAATATTATTTGATAAATAATCAATTCTTAATTCCAATTCTATGTTTCTATTTTTGAATAGTTCTAATTTATCTATATCTAAAATATTTTGTTCAATAAGATTGACGTAATCTATATTTATTAATTCATTATTTAATGATTCGTATTCTCTATTATTTTTTTTTCTTTCATCGTCTATTTCTCCTCTCATTTTTTCATATTTTTCTAAATCTAATAATTTATATAATATTGCTTTTCTTTCATTTTGATTTTTATTTTTAAATGTTATATTATCGTGTTGTAACATTAAATTCATTAATATAAAATTATCACGTGAACCTAACATATTAATAACTTCTTTATTTACTCCTGTATCGGTTGATATCAATTTCTTTCTATACTCTATATTTTTATATAAATATATGTCTATTTTATTGTTTTTATGTTTTTTATTTATTTCCATTGTTTCATCATAATTCTCATTTTCTATTAATTTATATAAATAAGAATCTGTATCTACTAAATCTTTTTTATTTTTTTTATAGTCTCTTCTAATTATATACATAATTTTATTTATTTTTATTAATATTTCACTATATCCTTCTTTTTTATTGTTATTTATAATTCCAGATTCCCCTTTTTTAATTTGTGATGATACTTCTCTTGCATAATCATTATATAAATTAAATACAATAATATCAATTAAACTTGACTTACCATAACTATTTTTACCGCATATTAATACAACATCATGACTATCCATTTTTGTTAAATCAATTTCATTATTTTCACCATAAACAAATAAATTTGAAAAATTTATTTTTAATAATTCAAATTTTTCATTTTCTTTTTTAACTTTTGTATCATTATTATTTAATTCATTGTCTATCCAATCAATTATATCTTGATTTACATCTTTATTATGACGTACTTTTAATATGGTTCTTATAATATCTTTTCGATTTATATATATTATATTTTCTTTCTTATTTTCTTTATATTTTGTTAAAACATTATTTATTTCAACAATATATATATCTTTCAATTTATTTTTTAAATATTTGATATTTTCCATATCATCATGTATATTTTCTAATATCACTTGTACTCTACCTTTTTTAGGTAAATATTCTTTTAATTGTTCTACTTCTGTAAGTATATCAAATGTTTTATCATCAACTGTTAATATTGTTTTTGATAAAGTACATTTTTTATATGCATGTTCATTTTTTATAATTTCAAATGTTGAACTCTTATTTTCTAAATCCCATAATATATATCCATGATATTGATCATTTTCACTAAAATTTTGGGAAATTAATGATGATGCATATGCAATAGTTTTTTCTTCATTTAAATATTGGTGTCTATGTATATCTCCCAATAAAACATAATCATAACCTTTAAAATCTTCTACTGATAATCCACCTTTCGATTCATATAAATTTTGTAATTTAGCTGTTCCAATCATTCCATGATATAATGCTATTTTTATCAATCTATTTTCTGGAACATTAGTTAATTCAATATATTTATCTAATTCAGATGATGGAATTATATTTTCTTCAAATACTGAATTTATACCAAAAACTATATTCTTAAATTGAATTATTTTATTTTTTTTTATATAGTATAAATCTTTTATATCTTTACCATGTAATACTCCTGTAATCATATCAATCTTTTCGCTTGTATTTAAATAACCATCATGATTTCCTGCTATTATTATTGTTTTAAATCTAGCAGCTAAATTTGTTAAAAATTGAGTACATAATATAATTGCTTCAGACGTTAATGTTGTTTTATCATGTAATAAATCACCTGTAAATACAATTAATGTCTCTTCATAATTTAAACATTTATCATCAATATTTTTATATAAATTATTAAAAACTTCCCTGTATTCATCATGACGATAATTTAATCTTATATGTATATCTGAAATATGAATAATATATTTATAATTTGGTAATTCCATTTTATAAATTATTATAATACGATAACTTTATATTTAATATTTTATAAAAAAAATGATAGTCAATATTTACTAAATATACTTTAATTTAATAGAGATAAATCTTGTACTATTAAAATGATTGAAAAAAAATTTAGTCATAAAGCTATTAAACATAGTAAATCTAATTTTGGTATTCTTGATTATAGAATTATCAAAGCATGTCGTCAAGGTAATACATGTTCAATTAATATGTATATGAAACATTATCAAGGCAAAGTTCCAATATTTCATCAAAAAATATTACTGGAAACTGCAGTTATATCTTCGCATCCACATATTGTTCAACTATTTTTGGGTCAATACAAATTTAACCCAAATTTACGGAATTCTAAGGGTGTTTTTATATGTGCATTATCTCTATTCAAATATTATTTTGATAAAAAAAATAATAAACTTTGCTGGATTCCACGAAAATTTAATTTAACTAGATATCAATTGGAAATATTATCAATATTTATTTCTAATAATGTAGATATAAATTCATCTGTATGGATAAATGGTCCTACTATTCTTTCATTTGAAGAAATTTTAATAAATTCAAATGATAATAAACATGTTCGATGTGATGCAATGATTGCTATATTACTTCGCAGTGGTGTAAATTCATCTGTATCATATTCTGGAGAAAATAGTATGTTAGAATTTGATATGAGTAAAATGTCGATCAATTCATAAAAATATTAACAAAAAAAAAAACAATTATAAATTTTATTATCTTCCATATCATTAATATTTTTTAACCATTCTGTAATATTACTATCACATTTATTATATAAATTTCTGTTTATTTTATTTTTAATTGAATTATCATAATCTAATAATAAACTAGCAGTTTTTTTAGATTTATTTATACATGAAATACAAAATAATTTATATATGTCTACATTAGATAAAATTTTATGTACATTATATTGTTTCAATAAATATGTTAATATTTCATCATTATTATTTATACATAAAAATATCAATAATTTATAATAATCAATTTGAGTTGTATTTTCATTCGAGTGTAGAGAAGAAATTATGCATTCACTACAATTCATTTCAATATTTTCTATTTTTTTATATGAGCATAAACTACCTGATATGTTATCATTTATATTCTTTTGTACACGATAATGAAGATGAATCTGATATTTTTCTATAATATTAAATATCCATATAACTGTTTCAATTTTATTTTTATGACATGCATCATATAATATTTTTTCAACTGTATATTTATTAATAATATTTTTATCATAATATATTAATAATTCACAAATTTCAATATATCTTAATAAATATGTATTTATAAAAATTTCATATTTCCATAAACTTAAATTAAAATTAGATTTTTTTATATTCAATAACCATTTAACCATATTATATTGACCACTATAACATGCTCTTTGTAATGCATAATCATTATTTATATGAATATTCAATGTAGGATTTATATTTAATAACCATTCCGCAATATCAATATGCCCATTTTTGCATACAATACCAAATGCATGTTCACATATATAAATTTCAGAATCCAAATATTTTGAATTTAATATAAACATTTTGTTACTTATTATACATTTAACTAATTCTAAATTTCCATATTCACATGCAATTAAAAATGGTACTTCATTATTATTTGATATATCAATATTACAATTATTTAATGACAATAAATAATTAACAATATTAATATAATTATATTTACATGCTATATTTAATATACTGTTATAATGATCAGATAAATTATTTTTTTCTATAATAGTTTTAACTATTTCTAAATTTCCATCTATACAAGCATTTATTAAAATATTAAGCACATATTCATTGGTAAACTCCTCACAACAGCAATTAACATTTATTTTAGTATTTTCTGAAAATGTTTTTTTATGTACATTATTTTCTGAAAATGTTTCTTTATGTACATCATTTTCTGAAAATGTTTCTTTATCTATACTATTTTCCGATAAATTTATTATTTTTTCAGGATATTGTTTCATTATATCCATATAAATAAATTTATATAAAAATAAAAAAAATTTATCTTAGTATTTTCCTTCATAAACTCCGGAAAATAACCTTAAACTGGAGCGTTAGCGTAAGTTTACTACATATATGTAGGAAACCTAGGTTAATGGAAATGATTTTATTAATAAATCTAAATCTATTTTATTACCATCCATATATAATAATTTTTTATGATATTTATCAATAGATTGTATTTTAACATATTTTCTATTTTGACTTTCAAAATAATCTCTAAATTTAAAATCACCTTCTGGTATTTTATATTCATCTAACCATACATTTGGTTTATTATATGAATCAGAACAAATTAATCCATGTAGAGATGATGAAATAATATATTTGCACGAATAAATACTATTAATAACATTTTCCCATCTATCAGTAGGACTAATTAAATGAAAATAATATTTTAAAGCTTTATTTTTATATATTTTATAATTTGATTTATGTGGTATTATACCTATTTTATTTTGTAAAGAAGATATCAATTTAGGTTTATAAAATCGAGATATTAATAATCCTGGATCTCCTATAACGTCAGGACATTTTATTCCTTTATTTTCTAAAAACATTTTTGTTAAAGGTCCCCTTATAGCACTTACATTTAAATTTGTAAATGGATATCCCGTTGCATATTCTGGATCTATTCTAAGTCCTGATCCATATATATGAGCATTATTTACCGCTTTATGTAAATATGAACCAATACAAACAATATTTATTATACAATTTGGTTGATTTAATATAAGCTCGTATTTTTCTTTATTTAATAGCTTTTTTGTAATAAATACTGATAATTCATCTCCAAAATTACCATATTTTGATCCATCCTTATGATATATTAAATTTACCATTATTTTTGACATATTATATAGTAAACAAAGTTTTATTTTTTACTAAATATATTTACTAAATATAAAATTTAATTAAACTTCTAATAAATGCTTTTTCAATATCATTTTCATTATTAAATATTTCAACATTTTTTAATTTATATATATTTTGTAAATCTTTATCAATAATACATACTAAATTATATGCCATTGCATAATTAATAGTAGATGTTAATTTCTTATTATAATATTGCGAATGACTTTTTTTTGTTGTTAATGGAAGAATTCCATAGCAATCTGAAAATGCATAATGATAATCTATAAAATTAAGATTACGTGCTATAATAATTTTAGATTCATATGGTTTTAATATTTCAGGAAATGTTCCTCTTCCAATAAATTTTATTTTAAAATCGTGTTCATAATTATGTTTCAATATATTACATAATAATCTATAATTTCGTCTAGAACTTGTAAAATTACCTTGTACTGCATATATAGGAATGTCTTCTTTTTTCTTTAAATGTTCAATTGAAGGTAATATATTAGCATATATAAACCTTTTACATTTACATAATGGTGTTAAATAAAAAATATTATTGTATTTTAATGATTTACTAGATATATCATGTGAAATAAAAAATATATTTTTTTTTTTCAATTCATCCATAAATTTATCAATTAATTGTGGATAAAATGTAGTATATATTTTATAATCAAACATTTCTTGTTTTTGATTTATCTTTATATTTGGATATTTTTCACTAATATATTTTATATAATCTTCTGAAGATATATTTTCTAAATATATTTTATTATTAGATAATTTAGGTTTTTTTATTATATAATCATATTTTTTAATAAAAGATTCTAATGTTTCAAAATGATATCCATAATTTAAATTATCAAATATTATTATCATTATATATTCATTTGAGAAAAAAAAAAAAATAATTGTATTTTATTAATTATATTTTTCTTTGTATTTTCCTTCGTAAACTCCGGAGTATAGTTCTTTATCTACGCATAAATGCTCCGATAAATTCATTGTATTTTCCGGAGTTTACGAAGGAAAATAACCATAAACTTACGCTAAAGCTTCAGTTTACTATATATTTTCCTTCGTAAACTCCGGAGTATAACCTTAAACTTACGCTAAAGCTTCAGTTTACTATATATTTTCCTTCGTAAACTCCGAAGTATAACCTTAAACTTACGCTAAAGCTTCAGTTTACTATATATTTTCCTTCGTAAACTCCGAAGTATAACCATAAACTTACGCTAAAGCTTCAGTTTAATATATATTTTCCTTCGTAAACTCCGGAGTATAGCCATAAACTTACGCTAAAGCTTCAGTTTACTATATATTTTCCTTCATATACGGATAAATTCATTATAAGAACTATTTTATCTCGTCTAACATAAAATAATTTAATATATCTTAATATATTAGAATATGAAAAATAGTATATGTCTTAATATGATTGTTAAAAATGAATCTCATGTTATAGAATCAACATTAGAAAATATATGTAAATATTTACCTATAACATATTATGTTATATCTGATACTGGTTCAACTGATAACACTATAGAAATTATAAATAATTTTTTTAAATTAAAAAATATTAATGGCGAAATATTTAATGACGAATGGAAAGATTTTGGTTTTAATAGATCATTAGCATTAAAACATGCTTATAATAAAACAGATTATTTATTTATATTTGATGCAGATGATAAATTTTTTGGAAATTTTATCTTATGTGATAAATTAAATAATGATGCATATTACTTTAAATTTGGAAACGGTGTTGGATACAAAAGAATATTATTAGTTAATAATAGATTAGAATGGGAATTTATTGGTGTTTTGCATGAATATATATCATGTAAAACTAAAAAAAACAATGAAATTATTGAAAGTTTTATTGATGGTAATTATTATGTTGATTCTGGTAAAACAGGTAATAGAAGTACAGATCCTCAAAAATATCATAAAGATGCTATCATATTAGAAAATGCATTTTTTGATGCCGAAAAAAATAATCAAGATATAAAAGTAAGATATGCATTTTATTGTGCACAAAGTTATAGAGATTCTAACCAAAAAGAAAAATCTATTGAATGGTATAAAAAAAGAATTGAATTAGGTGGATGGGAACAAGAAGTGTATTTTAGTTATTTAATGGTTGGTAAACAATATTTTGAACTAAATAATGTAGAAAAAGCAATTCATAATTGGACATTAGCATTTGATATTGATAATAGATATGAATGTCATTATGAGGTAATATCATATTATAGAAAAATAGGTAAATTTAATTTAGCATATCAATTTTATAAAATGATTGAAAATCATAAACCAGATTTATCTAATAAACTTTTTGTTACAATACCAATATATAAATATTTATTAAATTATGAATTAATAATTATATTATACCACGTAAAAAAATATGATTTAGCAACTCCAATATTTAATAAATTGTTTTTAATAAATGAAATGGATATTCATATTAAATTAAGTATTGTTGATAATTTTTATTTTTATTTAAATAATATAACAATAGATTTAAAATTAATTGAAAATTATACTTTTTTTATAAAAAATATTTTTAGAACAATAAAATTTACTGATAATAAACATATTGAAAATATTAATAAAACAATTGAGTATTTTACAGGATTTTATAGAAATAATAATGTAGAACGTTTATCATTTTTTGATAATAATATTAAACATTTATCTTTGTATAAAAATAAACCATATAATAAAGTAAATGTGTTTTTATCAATGACAAGTTGCAAAAGATATAATTTATTTAGTAAAACAATTAATTCTTTATCTATATGTTTTAAGGATATTGAAAAAATAGATTATTTCTTTTGCGTTGATGATAATTCATCAAAAGATGATAGAAAAAAAATGTTATTAAATTATCCTTTTTTTAAATATTATTTTAAAAAAGAAGATGAAAAAGGACATTTAAATAGTATGAATATTATATGGAATAAATTGAATGAAATTAAACCTAAATATTGGATTCATCTAGAAGATGATTGGTTATTTTTTAGACCCGATAATTATATTGAACGTTCAATTAATTTTATAGAAAAATATAAAGATAAAAATGTACACCAAATATTATTTAATAAAAATTATGCAGAAACAATATTTAATTATAATATGGTAGGTGGTGAATATGTGGAAAATAATGATTTTATTATACATATCAAAGATGAAGATAAATTAAATGGTGCTAATTGTGCATACTGGCCACATTATAGTTTTAGACCATCAGTTATATTAGTTGAAACTATATTACAATTGGGTAATTTTGATAGTGACAATACTTTTTTTGAAAGAGAATATGCTAATAAATATTTTGAAAAAGGATATAAAAGTGCTTTTTTTAATGAAATTACTTCTATTCATATGGGAAAATTAACAAATGAAAAAAGTACTGATGTAAAAAATGCTTATCAATTAAATAATATAGAACAATTTAATGAATCTAAAAAAATAAATATTGAACTATTATATGAAGGGAAATATATGTATATAAAAAATTATGATCATTTTGGAGATGATATAAAATATGTTGATTCTTTATCAATTGAACAATTAATTCAATTATGTGATGAAGATGAAAATATAATATGTTTTAATAATCTTGGTTATTTAAAACATACGGTTAATATACATAATTTAATGTGTTTTAATGATGATAATAAAGGTTTATATATTAATACTAAAAGATTTGAAAAAAAATATAATATTAAATTTAATAAAACTTAAATTATTTTTTATAAACTTGTGGTTCAAAATAATCTGGTGTATATTCTTCATATTCTTCTTTTTCTACTAATTCAAAATCAAGTAATTCTTTTGAATGACATATATTTTCTTCATTTACTTGTTCAATTATTTCTGGATATACTTTATTATTTCTATCAAATGAACCAGATGGTAATTCATTTACAATACTATCTTCATATTGAAAAAAATTTTTGTTATTTCTTTTGTTGCGTATATCCGATTGTTTATTTTTTTTATTAAATCTATTTTCATGATATTTTGATTTAAAATTATTAGTTTCTTTAGATTCTTTAGTTTCTTTAGTTTCTTTTTTATTTGACATATTTATAATATATAAAAATGTTTTTAAGTAATATTATTTTCATTTCTTTTTCTTGCAATACCTGTAAAATAATCACTCCATTCAATTTCATCAACGTCTAATAATTTTATCCATCTTATTTTTTCATCTAAACTTAAATAAAAATTTAAACTTTCAGCTTTTTTCAAAGTTTTGAGATTTGTTTTTTTAGTCATATCTCTACCAGGAACTAACTTGGATTTATCATTAAAATTTTGAAAAAAAATATTTATTTGTTTTATTTTTTCACATATAATTTGAGGATTATTATCAATATTATCAAAAAATTTTGTTTTGAATAATTCTGCTTTGAAAAGTTCTTCATTCATCTTAATCAATGGAATATGAAAAATATCTTGTTTAAATATTGTTTTTAACATATTTACTAATAATGGATACTTATATATACGTAATTGTGTATGGCTAAAATTTTTTCTGTCATTTGTTGAATTAATAAATTCAATAAATTCATTTTCATTTATACATATTCTTACATCAATTGGTATGTATTGTTCAAAAATCATATCTTTATAGTCAACTGAAACATATTTTTCCATATCTTGTAATAAAGTTAATCTATGTTGTCCGTCAATTACTTCATATACATGTAAATCTAATCTTTCACTTAATATTATCGGATCGCATTTTATAGGATCAAAAGTTTTTAAAGTTTTTATTTTTTCAATATCTATAATTCGATTATTTTCTGAAAAAATAATTTCATTTTTTGATAAACCTTTTATTAAATTTTTAATCTTTACTTTATATATAATTCTTTTTGGTTTATTAAATTGATCTAAATAAACTTGTTTATATGGATATTTTTCTAAACATTCTTTTAGTGTTTTACTTATTTTACTAATTTGTGATTTTTCATTGCTATGTTCAATGCTATGTTCATTGCTATGTTCAATGCTATGTTCAATGCTATGTTCAATGCTATGTTCAATGCTATGTTCATTGCTATGTTCATTGCTATGTTCATTACTATGTTCATTGCTATGTTCATTGCTATGTTCATTGCTATGTTCATTGCTATGTTCAATGCTATGTTCAATGCTATGTTCATTGCTATGTTCAATGCTATGTTCATTGCTATGTTCATTGCTATGTTCATTGCTATGTTCATTGATATGTTCAATGCTATGTTCATTGCTATGTTCATGACAATGTTCATGACAATGTTCATGACAATGTTCAATGCTATGTTCATGTTTATGATTATATTCATTCAAGTCATTTGACATGTGTTCTGATAATTTTTTTTTTTCTTCATAATTATTTTGTATATCAATATAAGAAGCAAATGTATCTAAAGTAATTTGTAATAATTCCATTTTAGAATATATGTTATTACAAATATATTTATAATAATAATAAAAAAAAAATCAATTTTTATAAATAATATATATATATATGAGCGTAAAAATAGAAAATTTTTCAGACAAAAAATATTTATGTAAACTACATTCTGGTTCAATCAATGAATATTCTCCAAAAGTCAAATGGTCACCAATTAAAGATGTACAAAGTTATGCACTTATTTTAGAAGATCCTGATTCTGTAAAAATAGTACCATTTATACATTGGTATATACCATATATTTCACCAAATATTGTTCAAATTAATGAATTAGATATAACAAATAATATATTTAAAAATGAAAAAAACAAAAAAAATGAAATTAAAATAATAATGGGTTTAAATAGTTTAGGTAAAATAGGATATCATGGACCATGTGCACCTCAAGGAACCGGAACACATCATTATACTATAAAATTATATGGTTTAAATAAAAAATTATTAAATATAGATAAACATTTGTCTATAAAAAATTCTACAGATTTTGAAAAAAAATTTAAAGATAATATTATAAAAATATATAGTAAAACATATTGTTATAAATACGGTGGAAAAATTTTAGATTAATTTTATTAAAAAAAATTTCTTCAAAACATATATAATAAATGAAAATATTACGATGTGTTGTTAGAATTATAATAACATATAATATTCTTAATTTAGTTATTTCTGAAGATTATAAGATAACATTAAACAAATCTAATATTGTTTTTTTCACTACATTATATGTAGCATATAAATTATATTAAATTATAAAGGAAAATAATCTTCATTTCATTCAACTACAATGAACCTAAATATTGATATTTTGTATTAAAAATTGCACTAGATGTATATCCAAAATCTTCTTTTAAACAATCAATATTATGTTGAGTATCATAACTATTTTGTTTTAATAACTCAATAATTTTATTAATAGGTTCAATTATTTTATTTGTTTTACCTGTATGATTATCATACATATCAATAATATTCCATAAAAGAACTTCGGCTATTTCATAAGTATACAATATAAGTTGAGCTAATTGTTTAGAATAAAAAGTTTGTTTATCACGTTTATGTAAAATTTGTTTAAATGATTTATCATCATATACATTATTTATATATTTCATTCTAATATCAAGATTTTTTTCCATATTTGTGTTATTATCATTTAATATTTGTAATATAGTATTTCTTCTATATTGACGGAATTCTGATATATATCTATGTATTGTTGTTAAATATCCCCAGTTTTCTCCTAGACATTTTAATCTATTTAAATGAAGCAATGATGGTATCGGTTGTCTACAACCTCCATCATTGTTTTGATTATTATATTGATTTAATGCATCCGGATTATTTTGGAAAAATTGATGTGCATGTGGATTATGAATAATACCTTTTTCAATTAATCCAGTATTCCAACTAAATGCTGTTCCACATGATGTACAAAACATTTGATCACACCCATTAATTTTTGAAATAAATTCACCACATGTAGGACATGGTTTTGCTTCTTTTTTAATTGCACTAAATGTTTCAATCATATCTGGATCACATTCATGATTTCCTTTTTTTGTTCCATCTTTAATTACATAACATTTATTACAAACAATTGCTGTACATAAACCACATTTAAAATCTTCATTTAAAAATCCTTTACATGTTGTTGATGGACATGCATATGTAAATGCATATTTTTTTTTATCAACTTTTTCTTTACCTAAACCCCATAATTTATCCTCTATTTCATGTATTTGCTTTCTTAATTCCATAATTTTATTTTCATATCCTTTTTTTTTTTCTTCAATTTCTTTTTCAATAGATATTTTTTGTACAGTATCTTGTAACATACTTTTTTCTCTATTTAATAATATATTTGAACGATGATCTTTATATTCACTAAATATCCATTTTTTATTGAATTTTAATAAAAATATATCATATGGTATTGCAGATCTACAATCTGGATTTATACAATGTGGATATTGTGTTGTAGATAATAAATATTTTTTATGACAATCTATACAATTTGTATATTTACATGCTAAACATTTAAATATTTTATTTTCTGTAACTTCATTTATGCAAATAGAACACTCCATTTTAATTAATATTAGTAAATATATTTTAAATACTAATATTTAGTAAATAATAATAAAAAATCATTTTTTTTATTATTAAATAATTTAATTTAAAATTATCTTACTATAAATATATGAACATAATATGAGTGAATTAAATAGCATATCAGAATTAAATGAAAATACCTTGATTGTAGATTTTAATGATAATTGGATTTTAAATATAAATGACACTGAAAAATTAATATTGTTTTTACAAGAAAATAAATTTACAAAGACATTGGAAGTAATTTTAGAAGATCAATATAATTTAAATATTATATTTGAAGAAAATGATAACTGTACAGTTTATATTAAAAAATCTTTTGTTCTTGTAGAAAGTAAAATTATTTATGAGAAAATAATGAATAAATTATGTCAGTTATTGTGTGATTTTTTTGCGGAACTATCAATTTATAATAAATTAACAATAAATGTGGATATATATAAAAATGAATTATCAATATTAAAAAATAAATATGATGCATACATAAAAGATGATAGTTTAAGAGTAAAGGTTAACCAAATAATTAAAAATATATATGATAAAAAAAAAGAGTATACCACAAAAATATTTACAGAAATGAAGTTATCAAAGAAAAGTACATGAATAAGTATTTATAATATGTTCATATATATTTTTTCTATTATTTTTATTAGGAATATGTAGTCCATATCCATGTGCACTTTTACATAAAATAAAACAATAATCATTTATTTCTTCTATTGAACTATTTATAATTGTTGGACTGTCAACGCCATCTTGATAATGAATTATTACTATTACTGTCGAATATATTATAGATAAATATAATAAAACATGTGGAGAACATACATTAGTATTGTCATCTATAATTGGAAGGTAAGGATATTTTGTAATAAGTGTATTATTATAATAATTGATTGATTCATCACGGTAATATGCACACTGTTCTTCAATATACTGATTTATAATTTCTGTATATTGTTTTTTTTTATCATTATCATTCATATCATCTTGTGTAAACCCTACTAGATTACATGATAATGTAAATGTTCCTATTTCTTTTAAAAAAGCAATAAATGCATAAATTAAACATTTTCCGTCTCCAGCAACATGTGTTATTAATATGTTGTTTAATGTTTGTGTTGATAAATATGATTGTATATATTTTAAAAAATATTCTTGATCTTGTTCATTTTTATAACATTTTTTTGAAAATTCTGATATTAATTCAGTTTCTTGAATTCTTGGATTTTTAGAAGCAATTACTGGTTTTAAAAATTCTTCTAAATCCATATTTTATATATATATTATATTTTTTTTAAGTTTACAAATCTAATTGGAAAATTACCTGAAAACATATTTATTAATAAATTTTCGGGAGTTTACTAAAAAAATATCATGTATAATATATATGTCAAGTTCTAATGCAAAAATTAATTTAGAAAATACCAAGATTACACCTAAAAATTTAGTTATTAAACAAAAATATACAGAAAAAAGAGGAAGAACTACTTTTAAATATATTTTTGTTACATTTTTAAAATTTGGTGATACCAAATATTGTATTTTTTATGATTATGTGGATTCTAAATATATGGAAATTGAAATTGATGAATATATTGATTTAGAAAAATTTAAAATTGATAATTCTGATAATTCTAATATTGATAAAGATATTTTTAAGAAAACTTCTATATTTTTAGGTTTAGAAGAAGAAGGTATTTTTCCAGGTTTAACTGAACAATCTCAATTACTATTTTTTAAGACATTTGATGAAATTAATAGTTTTCATAATGAAGAACCTAATGAACCCAAAAGACAAATAACTAATGAAGAAAAAAATATGATTAATAAATATCGAAAAAATATAATAAAAAATCAAAAAAAAGATCCAATTTTACATAATAATAAAAAAACAAGTATTTCATTTGGTAATAATAAAACTATTCTTATTCCATCTAGAAAAAATAATAATTATATACAAGGATCAATACATGAATCAGGACAAGGTTATGATAATAATCTTACATTGAATCAACTAAAAACATTACATATACAAAAAATAAAAAAATGCCCAATTGGTACAAAAGTTAAATGGTATTCACCTTACAATAAAGAAACAAAGTATGGTAAAATAACTAAATCTAAAAAAAATGGTGAATCTTTATTTTTATCTAAAAATGGAAAATTAAAATTTTATATTAAAAAAACTACTCCTAATGGTAAGCTTATAAAAACTAAACCAAATTATGGAATATATATAAATAAAGTAAACAAAGTAAATTAACTAAAAAAGTAAAACTTCATATCATTTTGTGACTAATATTTTTTTTATAAAAAATATTATTAAATATATATGTCAAATTCAAAAATTACTGAAAATGATTTAATTATTAAAGATATATATATTAAAAATGGAATCGAAAAATTAGTCTTAGTTTCATTTTGTATAGTTGATTCTATAAAATATTGTATTTTTTATAATTTAACTAAAAATAACTATGAAACACCAATTAAAATCAATAATAATTTTAATATATCGTCGCTTAATATATCTAAATCTGAGAATAATATTTCATCTGAAATATTTAATAAACTATATATTAAATTATTAGACGATGAAGAATATGAAGAAGATGAAGTACAATGTTTTAACACTTTTAGCGAAATTAGTGAAATTGTTACTATAAATGACATAATTATTGGAAATATATATAAAATATCACAATATTATTTAGTTTTAGTTTCTTTTTATATGATTGATTCTGAAAAATATTGTCTTTTTTATAATTTATCTGAAAAAAAGTATCAATCATATTTAATAGAAACATTTCTTGAAAATATTTATTTGTATAAAATTTATAAAGAAAAATTACCTAATATAAATAAAAATATATATGATCAGTCTAATATTATAGATTATATAAAAAATTCAGTACAGCAACATATGTCAAATAAAATAAAAATAAAAGTAATATCTCTTAATAAAAATAATAAATCATTAGTGTTTACTGTTGGAAATGTTGAATATAAATATGATATAGTTTTTTATAATAATTTTAATAATATACATAAAGTAAATAAAATGAAGGAAAAAATATCTCTTACTGAAAATCAAAAAGAAATATTACATGAATCACCTAATAATGTTATGAAAAAATTTCCAAAAAATACAAAAGTTAAATGGTATTCACCTAAAAATAAAGAAACAAAATATGGTAAAATAACTACATCTCAAAAAAATGGTAAGACTTTTTTTTTATCTAAAAATGGAAAATTAAAATTTTATATTCAAAAAATTAACGAAAAAAATAAACCTATAAAAACTAATGTAAATTATGGAATATCTGCAAAATTATTAGAGCTTTTTTAGTTATATGTATTTTCCTTCGTAAACTTACGCTAAAGCTCCAGTTTACTACACAGTATTTTCTGGAATTTACGAAAGAAAATAGCGACTAACCTTTATTTCATTCCGGTTATTTTCTGTAAACTGGAGCTTTAGCGTAAGTTTACGAAGGAAAATACAATGAATTTATTGAAGAATTTATTCGTAGATAAAGAACTATACTCTGGAGTTTACGAAGGAAAATACAATGAATTTATTGAAGAATTTATTCGTAGATAAAGAACTATACTCTAGAGCTTTAGCGTAGATTTATTGCTATTTCCGGAAAGTATGTGAAGGAAAATATAAAAAAATTGATATATAATAAATATATAATTTATTATATAATTATCAAAATATAAATAAAAACATGTTTCGTCCAAAACCTGATAGAGATAATCCTAACTATAGGACAATAAAAATAAATAATTTTGAATTCACAGAATGTATGTGTTTTTTTTGTGATTACCAAAGATGGACTGAAGAAACACCCGGATTTCACAGACAATATCACATATCACATAATGCTTCATGTAAAATAAGTCGTGCTAATAGTGAAATTAATGAATGTAATAAATTTATTGATGAAGCTATGAATAATGATACATTTTTTGATTGCATTGAGATATGTGAATTATTACAAATGAAACAAAATGCAATTAATGATTTAGCGAGAGTTAAACAAAAATATTTCAATAAAAATTGGGATATTCGTAAGAATTATATTTTTTTATGTGAATCAAATTATCAAAATATAGAAACAAATTACATCGAACAATATTTATTTAATGAATATATATTAAAAAATGTATGTTCATATTTATATTTTGATGATAATCTATAATATAAAAAAAATGATTTTTTATTTTTAAAGTTATAAATCTTTTTATTTAATAAAAAAATAGCACTTAAAAAATGTCTAACAAAAGAAGACGTTTAGGGGATTCTAAGTTTCATTATTTTCCTACATATGATGAAATCATAGAAATGGTAAATGTATCTAAAATTTTACTTGAATTAAAACAATCAGACATAACTTATATAAAAAAATATATCATTGATAATATTAAAAATATGAGTTTCAAGAAACTATCTTATATTGTATCAAAATATAAGTTGACATATAATTTTACTGATTCAAATGGTAATTCTTTACTTACATTAGCATGTATTGATAATAATGATGATATATACATATCATTATTAGAATATAAATTAAACGATCCGGGTCATAAAAATAATAAAGGATATAGTGTATTACATTATATTGCATATTACTCAAAATCCGAATATTTAATAATTTATTCTACACATTGTAATATTTTTGATTGTATATCATATGATGAAGAGACACCTTTACATATTGCATGTAAATATAGTACTACTAGATTTATATTTATTTTAATTAATTTAATAAAAAATTTAAATCCTTTATATGATAACAAAACACCTGTAGCTATAGCATTAGAGAATGATCGAAAAGATGTTGTTTCTATTATTGTAAATCATAGACTTTTTAATATAAATGATATTAATGATATTGATCTTGTTAAAAAACTAAATGATTTTAAGATTAGTAAACCAAAAAAATAAAAAATGATTTTTAATTATAAATAATAAATTTTACTTTTAAGTTCAATAAAATTAATAAAATGAATTGTGATCTCCAAAATTTTGAAAGACTAAAGATAATATATAAAAAAGGTTTAGAAAAAGATTTTATTATAGGTTATACATTTACAAATCAATATGAAACTGATATAGTATATTTAAACAAAATAAGCAAAAATCCATTTAATTATCTTATATTCCATATATTATCTATTATTATTGATGATAATTCTTTTAATTCCAACGTACATTTTTATTCATTCTTACCATATAAATATGTAATGAATGAAATTAAAAAATGTATAATGAATTTATCAGTATATAAAGATTTAAAAGAAGAATACATAAAATCTTTGCTATTTTCAAAAATTTACGAAATTGAGAAAAATGCAAATAATATTTTAATTAATTTTAATGATATAGATGGATATCCTTATTGCCAAGTTATGAATAAAAATAAATTTAATGATATTATTTATATAATAAATAAAAGTAAAGAAAAATTAGCTAAATTTTTAATGTTTTTTGTTAAATTATCATATGAAATAAATATGAAAAATAGAATGAATATTATATCTTTTATTGAAGGAATTAATGAAGAAGAATGTGAAAAAGAATCTTCACATATTATTAAATACATATCTAATCATTATATATTACGTGATATATGTTTATACATAGATGTAGAAGAATATGGTGACAATATCATAAATGAATCTGATTTAGATTTATTTGAAAAATTACCGTTTAAATTTATTACTCCTATGTAGTAAACTGAAGTTTACTCTAAAAATATATTTTTTATAATAGCATTATAAAAAATATTGATAATGCGCTTTCTACAGGGATCGAACCTGTGACCTTCTGGTTAACAGCCAGATGCTCTACCGACTGAGCTAAGAAAGCTTCATAATATATAATATTGCTATCTCTTTAAGTAGTTTTATATAGTATTTGGTACAAACTACCTTGAAAATAATATTTATTAATATATTAGTGTTTAAAATAAATATTTTTAAAATTGAATTTTCAGGTGGTTTGTACCTATAGTTAAAACGACATATGAAGTTTACGAAGGAAAATAGCAATGAATCTTCATTTCATTTCGGTTCTTTTATGTAAACTAAAGATTTAGCGTAAGTTTAAGGTTATTTTCAAAAGTTTATTCTAAACTTGATAACCTTTTACCCAATATATATATCTAGGTATTTTACCTGTGTATAATGGTTCTTTTGTTATTTGTCTTCCTTTTATATCTTTAATCATTTTATATATAAAAAAATCTCTTCCATAATTTTTAGGCAATTTATTTGTTTTTTTTATATTTTTCATTTTAATTGCTAAATTGAAATTGTACTCGCCTAATGTAAGTAATTTTGCATTTTTATATATATTTTTTAAATCTTTATCTGTTAAATCTTTGACTTTTCTGTATGGTGATATTTTACTTAACCATAATATATCAGATCTAAGATAATTACCTATTCCCGAAATAACTTTTTGATCCATTAATACTAATCCAATATTTTTTTCATTATTTTTTATTTTTTTGTATTGATTTTTAAATATTTCAAATGTTGTGTCTTTATCCATTATATCTGGAGCAATTGAATTTAATTTTTCTTCTAATTCTTCATATGTATTGACTACTTTTAATGTTCCAAATGATAATGTATCATAATAATATATAGAACCTTTATCTGTTTGAAACTGAACATTTAGATGATTTAATACAGTTTTTTTATATTGGTTCATTTTTTGTTTAGACATATAATCAAGTAATTGAGGGAATTTATAATTTTTTAATAAATTTGATTTATAAGTCCAACCTCCACTTAATCCCAATGTACTAAAAATATAAAAATTATTCTCTAATATAAAATAAAGAAATTTACCTTTTGTTTTTATATCAATAACTTTTAATGGTAGATTTTTATTTATTTTATCATATAATGGAAATGGTTCATATTTTTTATATCTACCATTTAATATCTTTATTTTTTTTATATATTTATTTTTAAGATATTTATTTAAAAAATTTGCATATTTTTTAATTTCTAATACTTCTGGCATTCTATATATATATAAAGTTTAAAAAATTGATTATCTATGGAAAATAGTTCTTTATATTAATTTTTTTAATAAATCATCTTTATCATTCGTTACTTTTACATATGTAAAAAGTTTAGTACCAATTAAAATAATTGATATTAACATAATAATTAACAATACAAAATATAATAATTTATTATTTTGAAAATAATTAAATATTGAAATATCAAATACTCTAACAATTATAGTTGATATTAAAAATGCAAGTGCAATTTTCATTATTTCAAGTAATTGATTATAGTATACATTATTATATAATTTTTCTGTTGTAAATAAAGATGAACCATCTATTATAACATTATTTGATTCCATTATATATAATTTATATATATTTTTTTATTATAGTATTTGATACAAACCATCTAAAAAAATGTTATTTTATTAACATGATAATTTATACTAGATAAATAACCTTAAACTTAGCTATAAAGCTCCAGTTTACTACATACTTTCCTTGATAAAATATGGAGTATAGTTCTTTATTTACAAATAAATTATCTATTAATTCATTGTATTTTCCGGAGTTTATGTAGTAAACTGGAGCTTTAGCGTAAGTTTAAGGTTATTTTTCGAAATATTTGTGAAGGAAAATACGAAGGAAAATATACTATTTCTGGTAAATTAAATATAATAACTAATATTTTTTTATTATATAATTATATAATGAAATATATAAAGAAATTTATTAATAATATAATATCAATTAATATACATAAAAGATATTATATTATGCTTTTTATGATTATAATAATAGCACTTACAACTTTTATTATATTAAAATTTTTACTAAAAACTGACTTATATAATAGTATTGATTTTAAGAATAAAATAATATTTTTTGGACAAACAGTAGATTTAAATGTAAATAATATTGGAATAGATTATTCAAATGGATTTAAATTAGCATTTCAATCTTATAATAGAAATGGTGGTATAAATGGATATAAACTTAATATAATTTTGTATAATGATAATTATGATAATGATATTGCATTAAATAATGCTAAACTTTTAATTGATTATTATAATGTATTATGTTTATTAGGATCATTCGGAACAGGTCCTACTGTAAGTATATTAGATAAATGTATTAAAACAAGAAATATTCCACTTATTGGACCATATACTGCAACAGAAACATGGAGGAAAAAATTTTACTATAATGTAATATTAATGAATGGTACATTTTATAATGAATTCAAACTTATAGTTAAACATTTATTAAAAAATAAAATATCAAAAATAAGTATAATATATCAAAATGATATTTCTGGTAAAGATTATTACGATTCATTTATAAATTATTTAATATTAAATAATTTGCCAATTAATGTAATATCATCAGGTAATTTTGAAAAAAATACAAATGATTTAGAAAATTGTTATAAATCTTTACTTAATATAAAAAATGTATTTAATTATAATGAATATACAAAATCTGATTTATTAAATGAAATACAAGCAGTATTTGTTATATGTTCATCAGAACAAATATCATCTATATTAGGATATCTTAAAAAAATTAAACCTTCATTATTTATTTATTATAATTATTTTTCTGGTATATCTAAATCTAATTATAAAAATTTAGAAAAATATAATAAAAATAATATTTATCAGACATTATTAACATATAATATAAAACAAAAATTTCCAATAATATACAATAAATTAGAAAAAGAAACATTTTTTTATAATAAAAAAAATGACATAAAAATAATAGATGATAATAATATAGCTTTATATAGAGGTTTTATAACAGGTTTAATGATATGTGAAATATTGAAAGAATTTAAAGATATGTCAAAATTAAATAGAGATAATTTTTTAAATATGTTCTATAGTAAAAAATATATAAAAATAGATAATTTAGATATAGGTCCATTTATAAATGGTATTTCAAATCAAGGTATAAATTATGCTTCTTTAAATCAATATATTAACAATGATTTAGAAGTTATAGATGAAATATATGATTAAACTGAAGAATGAAAATACATAGATTAAAATAGTTCTTTATATATTTCTTTTAATTCTTCTATATTATATTTACATTCTAAGCAATCTATTATAAAATTTTGATATAATTTATATTTATGTATATCATTACTTTCATCTAAAAATATAAAATTTTCAGATTTTTTTACTTTTTTTACACAATTTTTATCAACTATAGTTTCAATTGTTTTTAATAATTTTAATTTTATATCATTCTTTTCAATATCATTTCTAAAAGTTGCCAGTTTTTTAATTAATTTTTTATTTTCTAATTTCTTACTGTAAGCTAAAAATAATTTCATATTCTTATACATTAATATTAATGATATAACACCTAGACTAAATATATCATTATTTAGACACATTTCTTTATCTTTTATCATATAAATACGAGTTCCTCTAGTTTTTTTATTTTGTAAAATTTTTTGATACTTTTCTGATACATTATTTAAATATTCTGGTATTATATTAAATAAACCTACATCAAAATCAATTATTTTAATGTCTTTAATATTATAATCATCATCAATATTTAAAACAATATTTTCCAATTTGAAATCAGAATGAATAATATTATGTTTATGTAATATAGATATACTATCAATAATAAATTTTATAATATATAATATATTCTTAAATGACAATGTTTTATGATTACTTTCTAATATATTAAAATATTTATGTAAATCTGTTTTATATTTTTCAATAACATAAAAATATGATTTATCTTCATTTATATAAAAATTATTTGGTAATAAAAAATTATTGTATTTATGAGATTGTAAATAACAATTTATTATTAATTCCATTACAGATTTGTTAGGTTGATATTTTAATAAATAATTTTTATTATTTTTATTTATTCCTGTTATAAATCCCCGTTTTAAATTAAGTGTATCTATTTCTTCAAAACTTTTATTTTCATAACCCATATTAAACATAAATTGTAATATTTTATCTTTTTCATCATATGTATTATTTAAAAAATATATGTATGAATAAATATTTTTATTAACTAATAATAATATGGATTCTAATTCTGAATTAGTTATTTTACCATACATTTTACATTTATTTATTATTTTTAAAAATAATTCATTTTTTTTCATATCATCATTTTCTAATATTGATAATAACGTTTCTATTGTATTTTTATAATTTATTCTTTTATTTGCCGTTTTATCTAAATATATGGAAATTTCTTTTAAATAAAAGACTATTTTTTTTTCATTATTAGTTATTTTTAATGAATCTAATAATAATTCTATTTTTTTATTAATATTTTTTGTATTAATATGTTTATTACAATATATTGATAATGATTTTAATGAAGAAACTAAAAATTTATTATCAATATATTCATCTGATTTTTTATTAATTTCATCAAATAGTTTCAATATTTGATTTTTTTCTAAATATTTAATAAAATATCTTATTATATAAATATAATATATCACTTCATCATTGTTACAAGTCTTAAAATTTATAAATATATTTTCAAAACCTTTTCTGTAATCATTTTTATTTAAATTATTATTTAATATATGTTTTTGTAATAAATCATAATTAAATTTTTTACATAATTGTATAAATTCATTTGTTTCATCCATATTTATGAAATATTAAAAAAAAATATTTTTTAACCTTTCTATTTAAAATTAATGAAATATAATATATTATCATGATTATTTATAAAGATATACCAGATCAACTTATTGTTTCCTCCAATAAAGCTAAAAGTATTAAACATAATATTTTAAATAAAAAAAATAGATGGTCTTTTCATCAAAATAATTTAACAAAAAGAAAATTAAATAATGTAGGAACTGAAATTTATAATAATCGTAATATATCATTATTTGAAACACCTATATTTTATGGTAAAGTAGATGAAGAATCTGTATATTGGATATTATCATTTGAATTAAATGACATTGTTAGAATATTTATATCAAATAATATAGAATTTGATGAAAATTGTGAAATTATTCATTCAAAATCTTAAGAATATCTTTTTCAATGTATTCCAAAGATTTGTAATCAATCCCAGTATCATAATTATTATTTTCTAAATATTGTACTAATTTTAATGTATTTATATTTCCACAATTTTTTTTTCCAGAAAATGGACAACCTCCTATATTTAATATACTACTATCAAATTTATTTATATTATATTGTAATGCTATATCAATAAATGAAATAAAATTATTTTCAGTATCATTATTTTCTGTAATATGTAAATGTAAAGATATATATTTTATTATATCTTTTATTTCATCTATTGTTAATATCATATTTAATATTTTTGTTGTTAATATACCCATAGTATCACATAAAACAATATCAACATTTTCATATGTTAAATTATTATTTTTTATTATATTATATATTGTTATAATATATTTTTTTAATCTCGATATATATTCTATATCAAAATCTTCTTTATATGTACCAAAAGCACATGATAAATAAAATCTTATATGAAAATCTCTTTTATTATGTTCTTGTTCTGTTATATATTTATGTATAATTAAATATTGTTCTATCATATCATCAAATGATTTATCTGCATTTTTTTTTAAATTATCAATTCCAAAAGTATTTGATACAGAACATAATAAACCGAATGATTTTATATTATGATTAATAGATTTTTGTAGTTCTTTACCGTTATTAATTAACATTGTTAATTTATATTTATTATTTAATTTTAAATTTTCTAAATAATTCCATAATTTATATGAATTATCCATTTGTGGTAATAATTTAGGGTTGGTGGTTGATCCAAATTCAATATTTGTTATATTGCATTTTAATAATTTATCAATAAAATATATTTTATTATCTAATGTATAAACTTTAGGTAAGGATTGTAACCCATCTCTCATAAACATTTCGTATATATATATTTTTTTAATTAAGCAATATGACATATATATTAATTAATAATATTATATAAAATTAATTTTATATATATTATTATAAATATGTATTACAAACTTTTTATATTATATATTTTTTTTAGTGTTATTTACGGTTTTAAAAATAATAATACTCCTCTGTTTACTAATAGTATAAATAAATTGACAATGCAACCAAATGATATGATAAATTTATTAACATCTATAAAAGAATACACTATTATAACAGAAGGAGATAAAAATAAAAATTTAGAAGAGTTAATGTTAAATAATAAAATGAATGTATATTACGCAGATTTAAATAATTTATTAAATAAAAATGAAATATTGTCATATCTTAAAAGTAAATATAGTCATCTAGAAAGTGGTGAAAATTTATGGATATTTTATAAAGGATTTATTTTAGGTTCACGTGATGTTATTTATGGTATTATAAATAAAAAAAATATATTTAACTAAATACCGATTTCATTCAAATATATTATTGAATTATTATATTTAGTTATATGTTTACAACTTTCATGAGTAACAAATCTAGTACAATTACAACTTTTTTTAATTTTATCAATTATCAATAAATGATTATTATTTAAATTATCATTTAATTCCTCTAAGTGTTTACAATTTTTAGTTGATAATTTACAATATTTATATGATTCGCAACTACATGAAGTTAATTTTTCATTAATAAAATAAAATTTATTATCATGTGTTAGGCTACCAAATATATATACTTTATTTATATCTTCATCAATAGTATCTTCTTTTACATTAAGGTTGTTAATAATTTTTTTTTGATTTTCATCATGTTTTTCATAAATATTACTTTGGTCACTATTTTCATCATGTTCAGAAATAGTACTTTGATCACTATTTTCATCATGTTCTGAAATAGTACTTTGATCACTATTTTCGTCATGTTCTGAAATAGTACTTTGGTCACTGTCATCTTCTTTACTATGTTCATCATATTTATCTGTACTATTACTTTTTTTTACATCTACTACTGTTCGATTCAAAAGAAGTACAGAATTAATTATTGCATCATTACACTTATTTTTTTTATCAATATACTCTAAAAATCTTTCGTTTTTTTTATTTATTGTAATATATTTTCTTTCATAAAAATACCCATTCTTAATGTAATTTTCAAAATCAACTGTAATAGACATAACATTAATTATTGATTTTTTTGAATCATAATTTGTTAAAATAAATATATGTAAAATTATGTATTTATATATATCTTTTTTTTTCAAATATTTATGTTTAATACTACTTATATCAAATATCGAATAAATAAAATCCAAAGAGTTATCCATTTTTATTAATAATTTTTAATATGTTATAATAAATTATTAAGATTAAACAAAAAAAATCAATTTTTTACCATTCTTCTTTAGTACCACCTGTGTATGCTTTTCCATGACCTTCTTCTATCATAATTTGATTAATTGATTTTGTATCAATCATATTCCATACATTTATCAATAAACGTCCATATTTATCAAAATCTAAACATTCTATTTTAATAAGTTTTGTGGGATGTTTATTTAATAATTCTTCAAGACGATTTTTTGCATTTATTGCAAGTTTTTTTTCTTCATCTCTATTTTCCTTTGTTTTAGATGGTTTCATTTCTGCTGTATCATAACCCATGCATCTACATTTATATTTAATAATATCTCCTTTATATTCGAATATTACACTAAATGTATCACCATCATATATATGACAATGTCTTGCATAAAATATTTTACCTTTAAATGAAAAATATGGGATATCTTTATCATTTTTAATTACATTCAATTTTTCATAGATTTTATTAATTTCATTTCCTTCATTAGAATACAGATTTTCGGATTCTGTATTATTACAACTCATTATATAACTAATTATAGAAAACATTTTTATTTTATACTTAATTTATATTTAAGTTAGTTTATAAAAAAATATTAATCATTTTTTATATATGTACAAATATATAAATGTATGCAAATGTGTGTTTACTCATGCGATTTTAACGTATTGCATAAACAATAAAAATTAAGTATTGTTACTTTAATACAATATATTATCAATGATAAAATTATATATTACAAAATTGTAAAAAAATATATAAACGTTTTTTATAAAAATGTAGTATATCAATAATATACTAAAAAATAGTAAAATAAAATTAATTTATCAATATTTATTATATTAAAATTACATGAGTAAAAACACCCAAATCGCATGAGTCATGAGTAAAAAAAAAAACCTCATTTCCAAAAATTTTTTTGAAAAAGCCGATTTCAAAATTTAATTAAAATATGAAAAAAAACACTAAAAATAAAAGTTAAATTTAAATGTCAAAAACAAATTTTTTTCTTACTCATGACTCATGCGATTTGGGTGTTTTTACTCATGCGATTTTTATTATTATTATATCAATAAACTAAAATAATTTATTTTTATGTATTGTATGGATTGATTAAATAAAAATATTAAATATTTATGTATATATTTTTTATTTTTATTACAATAATTTTGTTATATATATATATTATTTACAATAATTATTAATATAAATTATTATTTTTTGAAAATCATATTTTTGAAAATCGCATGAGTAAGATGAGATTTCAGTATTTCGTACGTAAAAATATGTAATTTTTATAAAATAAGTTTTATTATAACCTTCTATATAGAATAAACTTTGATTTTCTACATAAATATACAGTAAACTTAAGGTTACAAAGGATAATATATGAGTAAAAATAGATTAGTAAAAATACATGAGTAAAAATAGATCAGTAAAAATTGCATGAGTAGAAATAGATCAGTAAAAATACATGAGTAAAATTGCATAAATTAAAGTGTATGAGTAAAGGTAGATTAGTAAAGATGTATGAGTAAAAATAGCTCAGTAAAAATTACATGAGTAAATATAGCTCAGTAAAAATACGTGAATAAAATTGCATAAATTAAAGTGTATGAGTAAAAGTAGATTAGTAAAAATGTATGAGTAAAAATATATCAGTAAAAATTGCATGAGTAAAAATATATCAGTAAAAATACGTGAATAAAATTGCATAAATTAAAGTGTATGAGTAAAAGTAGATTAGTAAAAATGTATGAGTAAAAATATATCAGTAAAAATTACATGAGTAAAAATATATCAGTAAAAATACGTGAATAAAATTGCATAAATTAAAGTGTATGAGTAAAAGTAGATTAGTAAAAATGTATGAGTAAAAATATATCAGTAAAAATTACATGAGTAAAAATATATCAGTAAAAATACGTGAATAAAATTGTATAAATTAAAATGTATGAGTAAAAGTAGATTAGTAAAGATATATGAGTAAAAATATATCAGTAAAAATTACATGAGTAAAAATATATTAGTAAAAATACGTGAATAAAATTGTATAAATTAAAATGTATGAGTAAAAGTAGATTAGTAAAAATGTATGAGTAAAAATATATCAGTAAAAATTGCATGAGTAAAAATATATCAGTAAAAATACGTGAATAAAATAAATAAAAATTGCATGAGTAAAATTGCATAAATTAAAATGTATGAGTAAAAGTAGATTATTAAAGATGCATGAGTAAAAATATATCAGTAAAAATTGCATGAGTAAAATAAATAAAAATTATATGAGTAAAAGTAGATTAGTAAAGATGTATGAGTAAAAATATATCAGTAAAAATACGTGAATAAAATAAATAAAAATTACATGAGTAAAATTGCATAAATTAAAATGTATGAGTAAAAATATATCAGTAAAAATTGCATGAGTAAAAGTAGATTAGTAAAGATGTATGAGTAAAAATATATCAGTAAAAATTGCATGAGTAAAAATATATCAGTAAAAATTGCATGAGTAAAATTGCATAAGTTAAAGTGTATGAGTAAAAGTAGATTAGTAAAGATGTATGAGTAAAAATATATCAGTAAAAATTGCATGAGTAAAAGTAGATTAGTAAAGATGTATGAGTAAAAATATATCAATAAAAATTGCATGAGAAAAAATATATCAATAAAAATTGCATGAGTAAAATTGCATAAGTTAAAGTGTATGAGTAAAAGTAGATTAGTAAAGATGTATGAGTAAAAATATATCAGTAAAAATTGCATGAGTAAAAGTAGATTAGTAAAGATGTATGAGTAAAAATATATCAATAAAAATTGCATGAGTAAAAATATATCAGTAAAAATACGTGAGTAAAATTGCATAAGTTAAAGTGTATGAGTAAAAGTAGATTAGTAAAGATGTATGAGTAAAAATATATCAGTAAAAAATACGTGAGTAAAATTGCATAAGTTAAAGTGTATGAGTAAAAATAGCTCAGTAAAATTTGCATAAGTAAAAATATATCATAAAAAACACGTGAGTAAAATAAATAAAAATTTCATAAGTTAAAGTGTATTTTCCTTCATTGATATTCCGGAAAATAACCATAAACTTACGCTAACACTCCAGTTTACTACATATTAGTAAAAGTAGATTAGTAAAAAATGCATGAGTAAAATATACAAATAAAAATAAAAATATTTAGCAAACTGGAGCTTTAGCGAAAGTTTAAGGTTATTTTCCAAAGACCTATGATCGAATGAAAATACAGAAAATAATTGGAATACAATGAAGATTCATCTCTATTTTCCAAAGTTTACGAATTAAAATACATGAGTAAAAATAGTCATTTTTACTCATATAATTTAATATACTTAAAAATATAAATTATATAATATTATATAATGAAACTAAAATATATTTGTAAAAGATGTGATTATGATACAAAATTATCTAATGACATGTTCAAACATTTAAGAATCAAAAGTAAATGTTGTAGAATACCAAAGTCATACAATTCTGATTATTCAGATGATCAACTATTAGTTTCTACACTTGTACCTTATATAAATGAAAAAACACATGACTTAAAAGAGGAAGAAATTAAATATTTATCTAAATCAAATATATTAAGTGATAATATAAATGAGTTTTTGAATGAATTAGATGATATAAACAAAAATAAAAAAAAAATATGTAAATATTGTGATATTAAATTTGATAAAATATATGATTTAAAAAAACATGTAATAATTACATGTTTTTATAACCATATTACAAATAATATTAATTGTGAAAAAAATAATATAAATATAGTAAATTCAAATATTACAAGTAACTTAATATTAGAACAAAATATTTACAATAATAATAATTTTTATATAAATATGGAAAATCCAGTTTCCTTTGATAATAATTGGGATATTTCAAAAATAGATGAGTTAACACAAATTGGAATATTATTTAATAAATTAATGTATACTACTTTATTAGAAGAATTATTAAAGAATGATAAAAACTTAAATGTAATTATAGATAAAAATGCATTATCTAGTTTAGTTTATAAAAATGATGTTGAAAAATATATTGAAATGAAAACAAGAGATATAATTGATATAACAATGAGTAAATTAAAAAATCATTTATTAGACATGAATAAAAATACACAAACTTCAGTATCAGAACAAGGATTTACTGATTATATTAGAAAAATGATTACAAAAAAATATATTGATTACACAAAGGATATGGAACTTAGAGAAAAAGTGATAAATTGTATATGTAATGTATATGAAAAAAGAAAAGATGAATCAATTAAAATATTGAAGAATAATAGATTTTAAATAGTTTTTGGTACTATAACAGGATTTTTTATAAATTCATTATAATATTTCATAAAATATTCTAAACCATTTTTATTTAACATATCATTCCTATATATTTCTGCTTTTAAATATATTTTTTCATAATTTATATTATTCTTATATTCAGTAAATACGTTAAATAAATTTTCTCTATTTGTAAATATTATGTTATAATCTCTAAATTCTTCTTCTTCACCCATATTAACACTTTCTGAAAATATAACTCCTCCATTTGCTAATATTGGTACAATTCTAAATAATTCTATAGATTCGCATCTAATCCTTCTATGTAAATTTAAATAAAATAAATTATTACTTAATATATTTGTCCATTCTTCTTTTGTCCATGATTCAGTTTTATTAATTAAATTACTACCAAACATATCACATATATTTTTTCTATTATCTGTTATATTCCCAAGAAATATTATATCATTATTATTTCTTTGCTTTAAAAGTGATTTTTCAATATTAACAAAATTATATGCTAAATTATATAATGGAAATATTCTAAATATATTTAATTTAAATTTTAATTTATTTAAATTATGATTTGTATATGTCCATAGTGCAAATGGATTTATTGTTCTAATAATATCTTCATATATTTTTCGTTCAATTATAAAATTTATTGGTTCTGTTATATATAAAATTTTATATTTAAATCTATTTTTTATTGATATAATATTGTTTCTTATTTCACTATAATCAAATATAAAATGAGGATTAATGATTATTAATATTATATCATTTTTATAATCAATATTATCATCATTAAAAAAATTATTATTATTATATATTAACATATCAATATTTATATCTTTTAATGATAATTTTAAAGAATTTAAAAAAAAATCAAATAAATGTGTTCTAGGATTATATATTATAAACTTCATATTTATATATTATAAAAATAAATCTTATATTTATATTTTTATTTATATTTTCCGGAGTTTATAAAGGAAAATACGAATAAATCCTCCGATAAATTCATACATAAAGTTTATGCATAAAATCTTTTATGAAAACTAAATTTTAACGTATTTGTTCAATTATTTTATAACAACGTTTTTTTGTTTTATTTATAATAGAATTAAGGTTTTGTGTAGAATTTTTAGACCTATACGGATTTTTTGAGTTCTCTTGAAATTGTCTTATATTACTAGAATATTCAAATCTAATACTCATAATAATACTTTTAAATAGTTCTTTTGTATTATCGTTACATGAAAGATATTTATCTGTAAAATTATTTAAATCCTTTTTATATCTAAAATCATCACCTATTATTATATTATATAATATATTTCTAGCATTTGATTTATTATTTGTTAATTCATTAGTTAAACTCACACTATTAATAATGTCTGTATTTAACATTTCATTATTTTGTTTTTTTTGTATTATTTCATTTCTTGGTTTATACTTTTTATTGTTTTGTGAATTCATTTTTACATTACTAGTTGAAAATTTATTAGAAGATTGAAAAATACCCATTATATACTTTTGTTAGAAAAAAATTTAATTAAATGAATAAAGATTTATTGTTATTTTCTTTCGTAAACTCCAAAGTATAGAGATGAATCTTCATTTCATTTTGGTTCTTTTCTGTATTTCCTTCACATACGTTCCGGAGTATAACCTTAAACTTACGCTAAAGCTTCAGTTTACTACATAGTATTAGCTACTTGAATTATTTTATAACATCTTTCTTTTAATTCTTTTTTAATTAATTCTTCACCTTGTCTAATATTACTAAAACTAGCCATGAAACGATTGTTATTAACTGTACCCAAATAACTTATTTTTAATTTATCTATAATATTTTTTAATAATATTTTTTCATCTGAATCATTTGGATATATTTCGTTAATTATTTTAGTAATTTCCACATCATTTTGTTTTATTATTGCAATATATAGTTTATTTCTAATATTTGAAACATTATTTGTAAAACTATATGAACTTTCTATTTTATTTATTTTATTTAAATTATTATTTTTAATTGATGGATTTATAACATACTTTTTTTGATTGTTTTGGTTTTTTTTAATATTATTTTTAGTTTTTTTACCAAATATTTTATTATAAAGCCACATTTTATATTATTATATAAGATAAAATTTATATTAAATATTATGAAAATTTCTGATTTATATATAGTTGCTCTTATTCCTGCAAGATCTGGTTCAAAAGGAATTCCTCATAAAAATATAAAATTATATAAAAATAAACCATTACTTGTACATAGTATTGATGTCGCATTAAAGTGTGAATATATAAAAGAAATATATGTTTCAACAGATAGTGAAGAATATCAAAATATTGCAATTAATAATGGTGCATTAGTAACACCTTTAAGACCACCTGACATATCAGATGATTTATCTCCTGATATTGATACTTTTCTTTACTTTATTAAAATATTTAAAAAAATACCAGATTTAATAATTCATTTACGTCCAACTTATCCAAATCGCAATATTAATATTTTAAATGATTGCATAAACAAATTTATAGAAAATTATGAAAATTATGATAGTTTAAGGACAGTTGTTAAAATAGATAAAACACCATATAAAATGTATCATATTGATAATAATAATTTAATACCATATATTAATACATATAAAAATTTAATAGAACCGTTTAATCAAGCAAGACAACATTTTCCAGATACATATTTACACAATGGATGTATTGATATAATAAAAACTAAATTAATAGTTAATAAAAATTTATTATCAGGTGAGAAAATATATCCATATATAATGAATGAAAATGAAATAGATGACATTGATAGTATAAATGATTTTAATAAATCTGAAAATAAATAATAATTTATAATTTTATTGAAAATTTTTTCTTTGAAGAATATATATATAATGGTATTTGAAAATACAAAAAAAAGATTACTCACTATAAAAATAATTACTTGTATTATTATTAATTTTTTAAGATTGCGTAATTTACATAACTCTATAATGTCCAGTAATTTAATAAATAAACTAGTTTTAGTAAAAGATTTAACAAAAATGTCATATGATATTATAACATTTAACTATATTTCAGTAATGTTTAATAGTTTACCTTTATATATGAGATTTAAAAGATTATTTAGAAATATGAAGAAAAATAATACTTAAATTTACGAAGAAAATATGTAATAAACTGAAGCCTTAGTTATAGCTTAAAGTTTATTTTCCTTCGTAAACTCTAGAAAATATAATTAATTTATTGTATAATTTATCATTAGATATAAAACTATTTTATTTCACTAATATTTCAGAAAATAGTGAAGAATTTATAGGTTCATCAATCTTCTTTTCAGAAGAATTTATAGGTTCATCAATCTTCTTTTCAGAAGAATTTATAGGTTCATCAATCTTCTTTTTAGAAGAATTTATAGGTTCATCAATCTTCTTTTTAGAAGAATTTATAGATTCATCAATCTTCTTTTCAGAAGAATTTATAGATTCATCAATCTTCTTTTTAGAAGAATTTATAGGTTCATCAATCTTCTTTTTAGAAGAATTTATAGATTCATCAATCTTCTTTTCAGAAGAATTTATAGATTCATCAATCTTCTTTTTAGAAGAATTTATAGATTCATCAATCTTCTTTTCAGAAGATAGTGAAGAACTTACAATTTTATTTCTATATAATATATTTTCATTTAAATTATTAAGGAAATGCCTTGAATGAATAAATTTTTTATAATTTTCAATTGCTTTATCTTTTCTGTATATATGATTATCTTCATCATAATAAAAAAAATAATATTTTTTATACATATCATTACTATTTTTTTCTAATATAGGTATTGATAAAGACATTATAGCTTCAAAAAATCTATAAGTCCATGATTTTGTATTTTTCCCCCATTCAGTAGGACATAATGTAAATTTTGATTTAGACATTAAATCATAGTATCTTTTATCAATATCATATTTCATTTGAGTTCTACCTCTCAATGATTTATTAATAATAGTTTTATTTTTATTAATATATTTTGTAATCCATGTTTTAGTTCCTACTATAGTACCTTGATAAAAATAATTTAAATATTTACGCTTACCTAAACTATATATATAATTTTTTATATATAATGGAAATATAATAGGTATTCTTATATTATTTATATAATTACAACCATTTATATGATCTTCTCTAATTATTAAATTTTCAATTATCTTTTTTTTTGTTTTATCATCATATTTTAAAATATATTCATTTATTGCTTTTTTTAAATAGAATAATTGATATTTTTCAGAGAAATTAATTTCTAATTCCATTATATATTAATATAATATTTTTATATTATAATTAATCTTTAATTATTGTTTTTCATTGTATGGTATTTTCATTTATAAACTCAGTTTACACTTCGTTTCGATAAGTTCATTTCATTTCTTTTCTATAAAAATATATAAAATATTTATGAATAATACGAAAAAATATTTTCCCAATCTTGACAAATTATAGTATTCATATAACTTTTAATCATAACTATTAATAAATTTTTTGGAGAATATCCATTAAATGTTATAATATTATATGTTCCAATTATGAGTCTTCTAAGATACCATTTTATATCTATTATGAAACCATATTTTATTGGATATCCTAAAAATGGCATACCCATAGTTCCATTTACTTCTATGATTTTAAAATTTTCATTTTGTAAATCTGTTATATTTTTAAGTCTTATATCATATCTACAAACATTCATATTTTTAATATTTGAAGATATATCATTAAATATATTATTTATTTTATTACTTATTAAATCATTGTGATTATTATAATTTTTATAATCAAATGGTCTAATTTCATTTTTTTGTGTTTTTTCTACAATTTCAATTACTTTACCTTCTTTTTGCCATTGTTTTTTTTCCCATAAAACTCCTATTTCTACTTTATAATCATATAAATAATTTTGTACCATAAAATTATTTTTATCGATACAAGTATTTAAGTAGTTTTTTAATTCTCTTTTTGAATTTATAATTATAATATTTAGTCCATTTCCTGAACATGTAATTGGTTTTATTATAATAGGATATTGCAATTCTAATAATTTTTCATTTATTTTATTTAAAGAAAACTGTATATTTGGTTTGAATTTAGGTGGAATTAAATCCATTATTGTTAATTTATTATCTAGTTTAATCGGATATGGATTAACATTTAAAAATATTATCCATTGAATTATAAATCCAATAAAGAATCCAATTAATGTAATTTTTTTATATATAATAAATGATATTAGTAATGGAAATAAAATAAAACAAATATGATAAGATAAATAATCACATATAATATTCCATGTAAAATTTTTATAATATAATATGAAAAAAAATATTATTGGTAAATATATTAGTTCTGAAAAATAATTTTTACCTGCATTTTTTATTTTTTTATTCATATATATATTTATATATAAAAAAAATGATTTTCAAAATAGTCAAGTATAAAACAATATAAATTAATCTAACTATTTAACAAATATGGGTCAATGTATTTCTGTTGTTTACGAAAATAAAAAATGTCATTACAAAAATTATGGTATTCATGAATGTAAAAATAATATTGATTTAACATGTTATATAATCCAAATACATGATAATAATACAGTTCATAAACTTACAATTACAAATAAGTATTGTGATGAACATATTCATATGTGTTCGAAAAATATATCATTGCATGATGTAGCAAATCTACCGATTTTAAAATTATTCATAACATTATATAAACATGAATTGTTAAATAATATTCCTTTTAACATATCAATTGTTAGTGAAGTAATTGATATATTCGATAATGAAAAGGAAAAACTACACGAAAAAGCAATAGAAGATGCACGGTTTATCAGAAAATTAAAATCGTATAATCGTTTGAAAAATATATATCCTAATGGAGAAATATGTATTCAAGGATGTTTTATCTCCGAGTTATCTACACCAGAGGAAAACGAAATGTTTGAACTTATGAAACAAAGTATGTGTCTTTTTATTTGAGAATTATTAGAATAAAATACCAAATATATTTTCTTAATTTTTTTATTGAAATAATATATAAATGAAAGAATATATTACACATGGTACAACAATTGATAATTTGAAAAGTATATTACAAAAAAAATATTTAGATACAAATGTAAAAGAAAATGATTTAGCAATTCTTGATAAATCATACGGTCAAATATTTACACATCTTATATATCGCAATATACCAAATCAAGAATATGAAGATACACCACATTGGTTTCAAGTTTGTTTAGTATTTGATAAAAAAATATTGAAAGATTTACCATTTTATTCGACTAATGGTATTTTTTTCGAAAAATTTAATGATGTTTTTTTAGAAACGAAAAGTAAAGATATTTTAGTAAAAAGTAAAGCTAACTTAAAATATATGCCAAATCTTATAAAAATTAAAAAATTTATTGAGTCTAAAATGTCAATAGAACATCCAAACTATATAAATTCACATGGAATATTATTTGGTAAAAAAATTTCATTAAAAAAATATTGTAAATGTATTATTATTCGGAATAATTTACATTTACCAGAAAAAATTGTTTTATTAGCATCTAAATTAAATATACCAATAAAAAGTTATAAATTACTCAAAAATAAAGCATTTGGATTAAATAATTTTATTGATATAATAGAGAGTTAAATAAAAAAAAAATTGATGCTATAAATTTTTTTATAAAAGTTAAATAAAAATGTAATATATTTGAAATCATAACCTGGTTACCAAGGAAAAAAACAATATGTGAATTGAAAATGTCTCGCAATCCTAGTTCTGAAAAAAAACCATCTAATTTGAAAATTTCACAAGATCCTAGTTCTGAAAGAAGATGTAAGATTAGGAAACAAATTATTCAAATGTGTACATCAGTCAATGATGAAAATAGCAAATTTTATCAATGGCTTGATAAACATCATGCATTATCCATAATGCGTTGTATTGATCAAACGTTATTGAATAATATGCTTTCAAGAAGGAAGAAAAATCTACCTTTTAGATTGTGCATTGAAGCATATTATATGGAAAAAATAGGATCTCAAATATCAGAATATGATCTTCAAAAAATACTCGAAATGATACATTGGTCAGAAAATCTTCTGCATTTGCCAAGATACAGCCAAATTATGCATTGCTTTCGTATTGTCATGATACGGATAGATGAGTATTTCAGGCTTTGCAAGCTAGGTTTAATCCGCCCACATTGCTCTTTTCTGGCATTCAGTTTAGAGTGGAATAATCATTTAACAAAATAAAAATTATTATTTTGTTTAATTTAATCTTATTTTTTATAGAGAGTATATATGTTAAAAATAATATTTAATAATAATTATGATTCATCTAAACTATTATTTTCTCTTCCTGTACACGAAAAACAGGATATTATAAATAATCAAATTGAAAATATTTTAAATTTTAACCCAAATGCTAAAATAATGATTCATATAAATAAAAGTTTTAAAAATTTTAATATTAATAATAGTAAATACCATAATGTTTATGTAAATTCTAAAAGTTTTAATTATCAACATAGTAAAGGTTTATTATGGATTCATATAAATAATTATTTAGAAGCAGAAAGATTAAATATTGATTACAAATATTTTATAATAGTATCTTCAAATGAAATGTTTATTAGACATGGATTAAATACATATATTAATAATAATAAAAATGGATTACAAATTGTTCAATATTCATCTAATATAAATTGGCATAATTTTAAAAAAAAACTAGATAAAAATAATAGTATGATAGATATGTTATCTTATTTAAAATTAAATACATTTTATGGAGGTCAAACAGAAGGGCAATTTTATCAAAAAAATATCTTTAAAAATATTTCTGATATATATATTAAATATTTTGGAGAAACTGAAATAAATAGTTTTGAAACAGAAGAAATAGTATGTCAAACAATTTTTAAAAGTTTTGATATTAATTATTCACTTCCATTTACATTACAAAATTATAGCAATAAATTAGTTTATGATGAAAAATTTATTAATGATATTATTGAAAATAAAATAAAAATACCTAATAATTTTATAAGTGATACTCTTTTACCATCACCCCATATTGATCAATCATGTGAATCTATATATTCAATAAAAAGAGTAGATAGAACTAATAATTCAATTAGAGATTATTTATCTAAAAAAGGTTTTATATTAAATAAAGAAATATTTCAATTAAATACTTACTATTATTCTAATAATAGTGTATTAATATTTCATTCAGATAATCATATATCTTTTAAAAAAAATAAATCTAATAATTTTAATTGGTTTGGTTATGAAGTAGATGAAGGTAATTATTATATAAGTTTTCAAATAAAAATAACAGATAAATTAAAAAATATAGATAATATTGGATTAAAAATACATTATCCTAACGAAATTATATATAATTTTTTTCTAGAAGACTTAATTGCAGGTGAATGGAAATTAGTGAGATTTCCATTGGAAATTAGTAAAAAACAAAATATATTATTTATATTTGATAATTATGATGATAATTTAGAAATAGAATTTAGGAAAATAACAATAAAACATTATGAAAAATTAAATGATAAAGAAAATATATTGTTATGTTTATATGAAAATAGTGAATATGATAATTCTAATAATAACTATACAATAAATTATACTAATATTTATTCTATGATTATTGAGCCATTTTCCAATATATATAATATTTATATATTTAATAGTATAAATAGTTTAAATGAAAAAAAAATAAATAAATTAGCAAATTTTTATAAACCAAATCATTTAAGTATTAATAATAAGTCTATAAATAATATATTTAATAGTAACATTGATGATATTGAAAATTTTATAAAAAAAAATAAAATAAATTTAAAATTTATAATATTTTTTAATTTAGCATCAATATTTAAAACAAATATTACTCAATTTAATTTTTATATATCTAAAATTAATTTCATTTCATACCATATTCCATATATTGATAATAAAATATCTAATTCATATAATTTTTTATCAATACCTTATAAGTATTTAAATAATTTTAAAAAATTATTATCAGATAACATAAATAATAAAAATATATGTTATTCTATATATTCTTTACTAAAAGATGATATTGGTAAAAATAATTTTAATTTTATATTTGATGAAAATTATAGCAATGATAACAAATCACCATTAATTAAATATTTATCTGATATAAAAGATGTAAATAATAACAAAGGGTATTTGTTAAATAAAAAATATTTATATAATATATCTTACCATAATAAAACATCAAAATTAATAAAATATAAATCAGATGAATTCTATTTTTATAAAAAATCTATGAAAACTGCTATAGATTTTCAATGGTTAGGATTATACGTTGATTTTTTTGAAAATAATAAAATAGAAACAGTAAAAGTAGAATTTAGTATTAAATTATTAAAAGAAATAAATAAATCTAATTTAAATTTTGGTTTAAAAACCCATGAACCAATTCAATTTATTAATAATTGGTTGAATGATTGTCCTATTAATAATTATTATAAAGTTGAATTAAATATTAATATATTACCACAAAATCAATATATTATATTAAATTTTGATAATTATTTAGATGAAATAGAATTTTATATTAAAAATTTTAAAATTATTATATAAAAATTAATATAAAAAGATAATAAATATTTAATATATATGATTATTCTCCAATGTATAGCTGAAAAAAGTAAATTAAGAATTAGATTTCATTGTTATATAGATGATGAAGGGAAAACTTATATGAATGTTTATAATAATGATTATAATTGTCAATTTCCAAAAAATATTAGAAAAGAAGGTTTATTTTATGAAATTAAAGATGATGCTTTATCAATAGTAAATGATGGATATAGAACACCTTTTTATAAAGTAAATAAACATAGCATTCGTATATTGAGTGAAGATGAATCAAATGTTTATACTAAAAATAATATATTAAATAATGATATATCTAAATTAAAATTATATGAAGTTTCTGAATGTGTTATTTGTTTTTCTGAACCTAGTTCTGTTATTTTTATACCATGTGCACATTTAGCTGTTTGTAAAGATTGTTTTGAAAATGTTAAAAAATGCAATAATAAATGTCCTTTATGTAGAAAACATATTGCAAATTTTATTTAACAAATGTGTAAGTTTATAATTATTAAATAAATTTTTTACTAAATAAATCCCATATATCCATTTTATCATTACGCGGCCAATAAAAATTTCCTATAAAATCTTTTCCTTTTCCTGCACGTTGTGTACCACCTATTTTACCTAATTTTTGTGCCATTTCTGGAAGATTATATTTTGGACGATTTGCATGTTTTTCTGATAAAAATGCTTTATATGCTCCAGTTGTATTTTCCTTCACATACGTTCCGGAAAATAGTTCTTTATCTACTGATAAATCATCCGATAAATTCATTGTATATTCATACCATATATATTAAACATATATAAAAATAATAAAAAAATGATGATTTTTTTTTATAATATTATGTTAATATATAGATATAAATATATTCTTATTTTTGATTATTGGATGATCAAAAATGAGCGTATCAAATAATTCGTTTTTTTATGTTTTTGTTAGATCTTTGCGTAATATTATTGGTACTATTGTAAAAACCAATAATTATGATGTAATTCTAACATTTTTTAAAGAATTAACTCATGTGGTAAATATTGACATAAATGCTACAGATTCAGATGGAAATGAATCTATTTTGTCTCATGTCTATAATTTGTTTTTCGACGAAGGACTATATAACTGTAAAACATTTAATCCATTTTTCATCCAATTTTTTAACAAATGTTTACAGTTAGGTGCAGATCCTAGACATAAATCTTTTAATACAAGATATGGACACCAATATAACAAAGAGTCTATTATTATTAAATTATTCAATACCATTATTTATGAATTCAGAAATAGATTATTGCGTCAAGATAATGATGAAGATTCATTTCTTATCTATAGTGAAGATGATCTTGTTCCATTTATGTATGATGTACCAATAGATCCATATCCAGAGTATTTTGATAAAGAAATGGATGATTTTTTTTTAATGAAATTCGACTATCTAATAGAAATTCTTGATATGGTATTTAAAAGTATTGATTATATTATACCATTTGAAGATAGTATTTATATAAATAAATATATAGAATTTATTGAAACTGAATTTATTTTAGTCTTTCCAAATGAACGGGAAAATGCACTTTTACCAATTCAATGGTATACATCGATTAATTTTCAAATATTTCTTGTTTCGATTGATTCAATTTATATTTGGTCGAATAATGATAATATTTCTATTATGCGTATGTTAAATCCAATATATGCAGTATTTGATAATGAAGATTTGGTTGAAATTATATCTTCATTTATCTAATATAAAAAAATCAATAAACTTTGTATTTTTATTCGTATTTTCTTTCGAGCATAGCTCTTCTGAAAATAGTTATTTATCGGAACGAAGTGTAGATAAATTGATTGTAAACTTCAAAAATAATCTTAAACTGGAGCGTTAGCGTAAGTTTACGAAGGAAAATATATACTTAAAGATTATTTAATATTTCATTATATAATGTCATTTTATAATGAAATTACTCCAAACTTGTATTTAGGAAGTGTAGAATCATCACGTGATAATGATTTTATTTATTCCAAAAATATATCAGTCATTGTAAATTGTTCCAAAGATATAATTGATACATATTCACTTAATTTATTGAAACCTATTGAAGATGCTCCTAAAGAAATTCAAGATTGGTTGTATAATAATAGTTATTATGTTAAATATTACCGTATACCAATTGATGATTCAGGTAAAGAAAAAGATATAGAAGATTTTTATAAACTTACTATATCTTTATTATCTATAATCAAAAAAGAATATGATTCTGGAAAAAAAATATTAGTACATTGTCAAGCAGGTGTTCAAAGATCTGCTAGTTTTGTATGTGCTTTTTTAATGTATTATCATAATTATAGTTTACAAAAAGCTATAGATTATTTGTTGGAAAAAAAACCTAATGTATTTTTTTTTGGAAGACAAAATAATTTTATTAAAGCTTTACAAAAAATTGAAGATAATATATTTTCCAATTTACTATAATAACTTTTCTAAATTAGTAATTTGTAAAATCTCTTTTTCAATATTACCTCTATTTATTGAATTTATTTTGCATAATGCATCCACCATTTCATCATCTATATAATTACAACCTTTATGATTTAAATATATAATAGTTTCTTCTTTGTATTTTAAATATCCTAATATAATACCTTCATCATGATAAAATGATTTTGGTAAACGATCTAATATTTTTAAATTATATTCAATAAAATTATTTAAATTATTTACTTTTATTGCAAAACCCATAAATCCTCCTAATCCATTTCCAAAATGAAAATTATTAGTATTACTTTCTTTATATATTTCAACATCTAAATAATTTTCAGACATTTTTTTATAATCCTTATTAAAATATTCTTTCCATAATCCAGATGAAAAAGTTATATTTTGAAAAGAATTATATACTGTTGCAAAGTTTTTCACTAAATTTACATTATATTTTCTATCATCATCAATAACAATTAATATATTATTTTCTAATTCTTTGTAATAATTTATTAATGGCGCTAAATATTTACTTGCTGGACCATAATCTTCATCTAGTATAATCAAATTTATTTTAGAAAATGATTTTAATTTATTAATAATATCTTGATCAATTGTTTCAGTAAAACGTTTATATTTTTTAGCAATTGTTATATAAATCATTTCAATTGGATATGTTTGATTTAATAATAAATGTTCCATATTTTCCATAAAAGATGGTAATTTAATTCTAGATGGTATGGTTGTTAATGATATAAAATATTTTCTGATAGTTAAATTTAATTTTTTATATATTTCATTATTGGTTGATTTACCTATAAATATATTAAAACTATATTTTTTCTCTATATCAAAAATATTTATTTTTAATTTACCACCCCAACCTTCATCTGAATCCATTCTTTTAATATATATTGTTTGATTTTCTTCATAAAAGTTAATAATAAATAAATCTGAATAATTATATTGGTCAAGTGTAATTGTATAATATTTAGATTCATAATAATTATATATTAGTCTATATGGTAATATATTTATATCAATATTTTGTTGGGTTTCATTTATTTTAGATGAACCAAATTTTATTATTTTTTCTTTAAAAGTATTTTTATCTACATATTTTAATAATAAATCATTACCCCAGCCTGATTTTTCATCATCTAACCTTTTTACTTTTAATAAATAATTTGTTTCATCATAACTTATTTTAAATACATCATTATATTTTTCAGATATATAAAAAATTTTATAATTATCATTTTCATAATGATTATATTCATTAAAATTTTTTGAATTAAAATAAATTTTTTTAATATTATTTTTTGATGATCCTACATTTATGATTTCATTTGTATGTTCTATTTTATTTCTTATGATTAAATTTAAATCTTGACCCCATCCAATATCATCTATTGTATCAATTCTTTTTATATAAATTTCTTTATTTTCACTATTTAAATGTAAAAAAAACTTATCTTTATATTTATTATTGTATAATTGAATTTTATAATATTCAGATTCATAATAATTTATTTCATTATATTTATTAATCATATAAAATAATATTATAAAGTTTTTAATAGATATTAAACATATTTATATAAAATATAATATGAAAATGCAAATTGTAGTTGCTAGATATAATGAAAATATAAATCATTTAGAATTATTTAATGATATAATGGTAATATATAATAAAGGAAATGATGATATAAATCAAATATATAATAATGTAATAAAATTGATTAATGTTGGAAGAGAAGGACATACTTATTTATATCATATTATTAATAATTATTATAATTTAGCACATAGAACTTTTTTTATGCAAGGAAAAACAAATGACCATAAAATGTTGGAATTTATAGAATATTTTAAAAATAAATCTTTTATTGGTAAAATATCTAATTTATATGTTGAATTATTGAAAAAACCAATTCAATTTGATAAAAAATATTTAATATCATTAAAAAATGGTTCTTTATTAAGATCTGTTTATACACCATATCAATTTATAACAAATATATTAGGTATTGATATAAAAAATGATAATAAATTTGATATGATATGGGGTGCTAATTTTGTTGTATCGCGTGAATTAATACATCAAAAACCAATAGAATTTTATAAAAATGCAATGAAATATTTAGAATTTTATAATAATCCAGAAGAAGGACACTTTTTTGAACGTTCATGGTATTTAATATATAATCATCCAAATTTTATGAAAAAAAATAAGATATTGTTTTATTTTTGCGATAATATAACAACAAATATTATTAAAAAGTGTGATGAAATTAATATGGATAATATGGATATTGATGAAATTCATCTTTGGACAAATAAATATGATAATATTAATACTGATGTTAAATATTTAAATAAATATGAATATATTACTATATATCCAACTATTAAAAATAATTCATTTACATTTGATTATACTAATAATTGTGATTTATTATTAGAATTTGATAACAATATTTATGAAATATTATTTACGCCTAAAAACATTAATGTATTTTTAGTTGATAAACATATTATAAAACACAAATTAAAAAAAATGGGAAAATATAGTTTTTTAATAAGTTGGGATAATGATAATCTTTATATTGGAAGTTTAAAAATAAATTTTTTATCAACACCCATTAATTTAATTAATATAAAAGTTAGAAGTTTTGATAGTTTAATTAATTACAATATAAATGAAGTTTATTTTAAAAGAACATTTATTTTTTATACTATTTTAAATAGAGTTAATAAAATATTTTATAATAATAATTTTGAAAATAAATATACAATTGAATTAAATATTAATTATCTATTATAATATATATGTCATTTTCAAAAATTTATGGTACACGTAGACAACTTCTTAGTGCAGAAATTAAACCACCAGGATTGATACCAAAAAGTAGAAATCCCAATATACCATTACCTAATAAAAAACAAAATTTTTATGCCAAAAAATTATATATATATTTTACAAATAGTGAAAATCTAAAAAATATTATTAGTAATATTTATACTTCAAAAAAAGAAATTGTTGAAATTTCTAAATTACCAAACAATAAAATAAAAGAAAGTTTAATTAAGGTATTACAAAATAATAATAATATAGATAATAAAATAATTAAACAAAATTTAAACTCATATAAAACTCAAAATGAATATACAATAATACAGCAAAAATTTAGAGCATTTCATAAAAATCTTAAAAAAATATCATATTATAGATATATACGTGATAAAGAATCAATTGAAACAATGCCAAAATTTAAAAAAGAAATAGAAGAATTTACGATTTCAAATTTTCCAAAACAAGAAAAGAAAAAAAGTTTTAGTATTGGTTCATCAACTAAACATAATATAAAACAAGAATTTGAAAAATTTAGTTTCTTAAAATTTGTGGCTCAAACAGTTATCAAAATAAATGGTATTAGTAATGTTCAAAAATTATTACCGCAATTATTCTTATTATGTAAATATTTATTAGAAAAAACAGGACGTTATAAAAAAGAATTTAATTTTTTAACAAAACAGTTTGAAGAAAAAAACAAAACCAGCACACCAAATAATTCAAATTATTCTAAAATAGGAAATACTATGCATTTATCGAATATAGATGATAAAATATTTATTAAAGGTATTTCTGATTATTTTATAGATCAAAAATGGTTATTACCGTTGTTTAAGAATAAATTAAATTATTTTATCAATAAGTCTCAAAGAAACCAAGATATAAAAGATTTGCTTAATATTATGTCACAAAAATATCCTATGATTGATACAGCTGTTTGTTTATTGGTATATAGTAGAAAGAATAATACAACATATAATACAACATATAAATATATTTCAAAATTTATTTGGAAATCAGTTGAAAACAATAATTCAAATACTTTAGGTGATATTGATGATATAGACATATTATTTATAAAAAAAAATAATTTAATTAATTTAGATGAACCAATTCTTTTCGAAGGTTACGAAGAAATCCAATCTGGAGGAGAATTAGTAACAGGTACAACTATTACTATAGCAATAGTAGTATTTTCTACATTTGTTGCAATAATAAGGACTATCTTAAAATGTTTAGTTAAAAAAGAAGATATTACATTATGTATTCCACGTTATTTTACAGATTCTTTTTTAATATCTGTATTTTATTGTCTATTACTTATTATATTTTTGGTATTAACTGTTTTTTCAGGAGGACTTATATTACAAAGTTTTGATTATAGTTTAAGTGGTTCAAATAAATCAATAAAACAACAAATTAAAGATTGGTTTTATTAATTTATTTATTTTTTTTTCTTAAAAGAATATATATAAATGAATATATCATTATTAAAAGAAAGAATAAAAGAGTGTAATAAACATTTTGAAAAAATATCAAAAATAATTAAAAAAGTTGATAATGATTTTAAAAAAAATGAAACATCTTATAAAAAAAAAAATGATTTTTATAGATACTTAAAAAAAAAAGATAATCCAAGTAAATATGCATTTGTAACAATTATATTTTGTGATTCAAAATATATATCATCAATATTAGTTGCGGGTAATTATTTAAAAAATATTATTAAAACAAAATATGATATAGTTTGTCTTGTTCAAGACAAACCATATTATGAAATTGATATAATAGGTAATAGTTATTTAAAATTTCCAGGATTAACTACAAATGAAATAGATGATATTAAAAACATATATGACGTTGTTATAGGAATAGATTTATTAAGAGTAAATGTTAATCAAAGAACAGGTTGGGATTTATTTCCAAGATATATGAAATTACCTTATTATTCTACCAAAATGTTAGTATTAGGTTTAATTGAATATTCTAAATTAATATATTTCGATTCAACATCATTAATTTATAGAAATATTGATCACATATTTGATAATTATGAAAAGTCATCATATAGATTGGATTATAGAGAAACAACATATGGTTTAAAAAGAGGATTGATTGGTAATTTTTTTTTATTTATTCCAAAATTATATTATGTACATAAAGCACTTTATATATTAAATAATTATCATATAATAGCTAGTAATAAAGCATCATGTTTTACAAAAGATGAAGATATTATATTTTATTCTATATATCCACATTGGAATAATATACTTTTAGATCCAAATTTATTTAAAACTAATTATGAAAGATATCCTTATTTTAATATTATAAAAAAAAAAGAGTATCAATATTCAGTGGAACTTTATATGGGAAGAAAACCTTTCTTATATCCAAATGATGGAGATATTTTTGAAAGAGATATGTATAATAATAATAATAATTGTTATAATGAATGGGATTTATCTGCAAAAAATTTATTAATAAATTATCCATTATTAAAAAAATATTTTGAATTTATTAAAACATTTAGATATGTGAATTTTTAATTTTTATTTAAAAATTAAAACTTTGTTTAGTATATATAATGAATAATGAATTTTATATAAATAATAATAATAATAATACAAATAATATAGAAATAAATGTACCTTTACAAGAAAGAATTAAAAGATGTAATGAAGATTTTCAAAAAGTATCAAAAATAGTTAAAAAACTTGACAATAAATTAAAAAAAATGGAAGTTTTATATAAAAATATTAATAATAATTTTTATAGATACTTAAAAAGAAAAGATAATCCTAGTAAATATGCATATGTAACAATTATATTTTGTGATGCTAAATATATATCATCTATATTAGTTGCAGGAAACTATTTAAAAAATATTATTAAAACAAAGTATGATTTAGTATGTCTTGTTCAAGATAGACCATATTATGAAGTTGATATATCAGGTGAATCTTATTTAAAATTTCCTGGATTATCTAATGATGAAATAGATAGTATAAAAAAAATATATGATGTTGTAATAGGAATAGATTTATTAAAAGTTAATATACAAGAAAGATCTGAATGGGATTTATTACCAAGATATATGAAATTACCTTATTATTGTACTAAAATAATGGTATTAGGTTTAATTGAATATTCTAAATTAATATATTTTGATTCTACTGCATTAATTTATAAAAATATTGATTATTTATTTGATAATTATAATAAGTCAACATATAGATTAGATTATAGTGAAACTTTATATGGATTGAAAAGAGGATTAGTTGGTAATTTTTATATGTTTGTTCCTAAAATATATTATGTATATAAAGGAATTGATATTTTGAGTAATTATCATTCTATATTTGGTAATAGAATTACATGTTTTACAAAAGATGAAGATATTATATTTTATTCTATACATCCACATTGGAATGATAAATTATTAGATCCTAATTTATTTAAAGTAAATAATATTAGGTTGCCTTATTTTGAATCAAAGAAAAAGGATAATCAATATTCAGTTGAACTATATATGGGACTAAAACCATTTTTATATCCGAATAATGATGAATGTTTAGAAAGAGATATGTATAATAATAATAATAATTGTTACTATGAATGGGATTTATGTACAAAAAATTTATTAATAAATTATCCATCATTTAAAAAATACTTTGAATTTATAAAAACATTTAGATACGTAGAGTTTTGAAAAAAGCATCAAGATTTTTTTTAGATTCCTTAGATTTTACTAATAGATTTTTTTTGTTATCTTTAATTATTTTAGTTTTTTTTGATTCAGTTAATTGAAAATATGCATTTAATTCTTGATATATATTTTTTTCATTAAAATCACTTATTAATTGTGTACTATCTAATAATTCTTTACTTATTTCATTATTATTTGTTATTATATATTTTTCATGGATAATATATTGATATAATGTATATAATAAATTAAAGTTTGAACTATTAATAATTACTAATTCAATATTTTTATAATATTTCTTTAAGTATTTAGATTCTTTAAAAAAGATAATATTTTTATAATAATATACTTTATCAGTATCTAATTTATGTAATCCAAGTTTTTCTTTAAGTAAAGTTATTATTAATTCTTTTTCATATACATATTTTATTATTAATTTAGTATTATGCCAATTGATAAAATATTTTAACCAAACTTCTAATAATATTGAATTATTTTGAAATGAATACATATCTATGTTATAAAATATATATTGTTCTTTACTTTTTTTATTATTTTTATTTGATAAATGATTTGTATGAATTAAATGATTCATCAATTTATTAGAATTTAAATATTCAATATCTATTAAACCATTTAATAATAATAATTTTGATTTATTAACACCATTTTTTAATAAATAATTATATGAATATGATGTTAAACAAAAATAATAATGTATTACATCATCTAATGGTATTAATGGTTTATCACTATACTCTTCTCTTCTCATATATTTATTTTTAACAATGTATTCTTCATTAGCAATTAATATATTTATATTAGATGGACAAACAAAAAACATTTTTTCACTCATAGTATCAATATAAATATTTATATTTCTACATTCTACTAAATCACCCGTTTTATAATTTTTATAAACAAATAAAGAATGTATTGGAAATAAATTTTTTATATAATTATATTGTGTAATTAATTTTGATAAATTATAATCGTATATTATTCTATATTCCATATAATTATATTATATATAATTATATTTATAATGGTTAAAAATATAGTTAATAAAAATAATACAAATAATACAAATATTAATTCTAGCTCCATATCTAATTCAGAGTTTTTATCTAAAAATAACCAAAATATAAATAAAAGTTCTTTACCATTTTCTGAAGTTAATCAAAAAAAAAATAAAGATGAAAAAAATATTATGAATTTAAATAATAGATTTGATCCTTTTCCACGAAATTATAAAAAAAATATTGAAGAACTAGAAGAATCGCATAAACAAATTGATAAATATATGAGAAAATTAGATGAAGAATTTAAAAAAAGAACATTCGATATAAGTTATAAAGATTATGTAACAGTATTAAAAGATAAAAAATATAAAACAAAATATGCATATATGATTGTTTTAAGTTCTAAAATAAAAAATCAACTTCCTATGTTACTCAATTTAGCTTATAGTATAAAATATAAATATAAATCAAAATATGATTTAGTATGTTTAGTTCAAAATAAATCATATTATGAAAAAAATAAATTGAATAATTATTATAAAAAATATGAAGGATTAGAAGATAGTGAAATAAATGATATAATTAAAATTTTTGATGTTGTATTAATTATTGACTCTAGTAATTTATTAAAAAAATATTTAAAAAAAAAAATATTAATAAATGATGATTCATTTACATTAGTTGATTATAGAATTAATATAATTATGTTTGGATATACAGAATATGAAAAAATAATGTTTTGTTCAAATCGTATTAATATAAATGAAAATATAGATTATATTTTTGATAAATATAATAAATCTACATATTCTAATTATTATTTTTATAAAGATTATAGTGGAGGACTAGCTAGAGTAATTATTTTAATTGAACCTCGTCAATATTATATACCTAAAATATTTTATATAATAAATAATTATAATAATATTTTTAAAAAATTAAAGTTTAATCATATTTCAATTAGTCCAAAATTAGCTTTAGTATATTATTATACAATATATCCTAATTGGAATAATGAAAGTTTTGATAAAAATTTAATTAATTATAATTTGGAGATAGATTGTAATATTAATTTATATAAAAAATATGATAATTATTTTGATATAGAATCATATGTATATATTGAACCGGAATGTAAAAAATTCTTTTATCAAAAAAATAAATTTATTAATTTAAAAGAATTTAGTAAATTTAATTTAAATTTAATAAATTTTAATAATTGGGATTTATCTGTAAAAGAACTATTAAAAGATTTTCCAGAATTTAGTATATATTTTGATTATATAAAGACATATAGATATACACTTTTTTAATAATAAAAATTTGTTAAATTTTTACATTCATAATTTTTATAATCTTTAATATTATTCCGATGAATTAGTATATATTTTATTATATTAATTTTCTTAAATTTTTTTATTTCTTTTTTTTTATATTGTCATTTTCTACAATTATTTTTGATATTCTTCATCTATAGTAAGCCTAGATTAAAATTATAGTAAAATAATTAAATATTTTATTAAATTTATATTACGTTAAAGGTAATATAAAATTATTATAATTTTAATCTAGAATAACTATAATGTTTCTTTATCTCTATGATAACAATGTGTTAAATATGCTAGTTTTTATATACCATTTTTATAACCAACCTAAACATTTAATTCATATTAAATATTTATAAAATATTTTCTGAAATTTTAATTTGGAATGACTATAATAACTTATTTAGTTAATCTCTGCAAAGGAAAATAGAGATTTAGTGTAAAGTTAAGAAATATATATTTGAATAAAAATAATATATATATATATATATTATATGAATAATAATCCGGTTGTTATTGAAAAATTATTTTCAAAAAATCGGAATAAACCTCCATTAGAAGAAGTTAAAAGAATATTAAAAATAAGAATAGATAAAGATAAAAAATTTTTTAATAAATTAGATACTGAAAAAAATACTGTAATGATTAATATTTTAAATAGAAAGATGACACAATTAATTAATTATATAAAAGAAAGAAATAAAGAAATTTCAGATATTAATACTAATATACAAGAATTAATACATAAAATATATAAAATATATACGAAATTAAATATTCAAAATTTAAATAAAAATTTAAATAAAATATTAATAGAACTAACGAATACTTATAATAATCCAGAATTAAATTCCATAGATTTTACAGACAAACTAATAGAAAAAATATATAAAATATTATCTAAATCTAATAAATATACTAAATTTAATTATGCTTTTTTAAAATTAGATATAAAAAAATTAATCTCATTAGATATAAAAAAATTAATCTCAATAATTAAACAAAGAAATAATATATTAAAAGATAGAAATAATATTACTAATTTTGTAAAAAAAACATTTTTAAAAAATATTAATACCAGTATGAAAGAATTATTTTCTGAAGTAAATAGAACATTTTATCAAATAGGTAATCATATAGACGAACATGCAAAAATTTACAGAAAATTATTTTTTTTAGTTGACCATTTTGGAGCAACTAAAAAAAATGTACAATATTTTGATAAAGATATATATGATTTTTATAGTCATAATGTTTTTGGTAAAAAATGGGGTTTTATTAATCCAGAATATCATATTGATACATATAGAATAAGTAATAATAATAATGATTATTGTGAATTTATCATACCAAATATAGAAAGTTTTAATATTGATTTTAAAAATATAAATACAAATTCAGATTTTTACAAAGCAATTGGATTTAAAGATATATCTTCAATAAATAGTACAAAAGATAAAATATTTAAAGCATTATGTGGATATTTAATAAAAATTGATATAGATTTCAATTTATCAGAATTTAAAAAAAAAGATATGTATTTACTTGAAATGGCATATTATTTAATAAAAGATACTTTTACAACTGATTTACCATTATTAGTAAGTAGCAATTATATCGGGTCTGGAGTATTTGGGAAAGTATATAAAAAAGGTAATAAAATATATAAATTTGAAAATTTAAGATATGAAAATATAATGAATAAAAATAACAATACTAAAATATCACGAATAAAATATGCATATTATAATTATATGAGTTCAATTATATTTATAAATTATATAATTCAATATTATTTACATTATATAAATAATAAATATTTAAATTCAAACAATGGAATAAGTTTATGGGTTCCAAAGATTTATGATGTAGATTTTAATTATCAATCTAATTGTTCTGTAACAGTTATGGATCTTGTTTTAATTGGCAATAATATTGAAGACATAACATGTGATTTACATTCTTTTGTAAAGAAAGAATGTGAAAGAGAATCATTTGTAATTGATTTTTTTAATATATTATTGGAATTATGTAATATACTTATTTTTTTTCAAGATAAATGTTGTTTTATTCATGATGATTTTAAACATGAAAATATAATGATAAAATATCATTATGATTCTAATAATAATTTAAGTTTTAAATTAAACATTATAGATTTTGGATTTTCATGTATTATATTTAAAATAAATAATGAAAAATATATGCTTAAATATATAAACAATAGAGATGGATTAAATCCTAATTTAGATAATCCTAATATATCTATATTTTGGTATAAAAAAGATTTATTTACTTTTTTTTCACGTTCAATATATGAAATGCAACTCCATATAAATGTTACAAAATATAAAGATATAATTGATATTTTAATAAATGTATTAAATATTGATACAAAATATGATGATAATTTTTATAATATGTTTAAAAAATGGCAAAAAATATTAAATGATAGTAAACTATCTTGGCATTATCAAAAATATATATCTAGTATTGAAGAAAAAGCTAAAAATAATAATCCAATTATTTCTGAAAAATATAAAGGAAGACTTATGTTAATGAAAATAAGAAATGAAAGAAATAAATTAAAACCGGATTATTTTTATCATAGAATATATTTAGTATATTTAATGACAATAAATAAAAAAATGAGAGAAGAAATATATGGAAAAAATATAAGAATGAAATTATTTGATCCACGAAAATTTAAAATTGCAATAATTGACTATATTATTCCATATTTAAAAAAAAATAATACTACTAAAATAACTAATAACACTCCTTCCATTATTACAGATGAACAATTATTTAGTATATAATTTCTAATTCATCTAATACTTTTAATGTATCTTTATATTTTTTAGATATATCATTAACATTTGATTTTAATTGTTTTGTCATATCATTTTGTTTAATTTTAAATAATTTATCTAATGATACCATAAGTTCTTTTTCATTAAAATTATCATAATATATCGCATTTTTATCAAGTAAATCAACTGAAATATCATTTTTTTGTGTAATAACGTATATATTATTTGCGATACTATATTGTAATCTAACTATTAAACTAAAATATGAACAATTAATTATATTACAATAAATTTGTTTTTCATAAAATTTAGTATATTTATCATTATAGTAAAAAATAATATTTTTATAAAAATATATATTATCTTCAAAAAAATAATATGTTTCTAATAAATCTAACATTAATTTTACAATATCTTCTCTTTTATGTTTAAAATGAATAATTAAATGTTCTTTTCTATCTAAATAATATTTAATCCATGTATGTAATAATATAATATTATCTTGATTTGAATAAGCATCAACTAAATAATAAATATACTTTATATTCTTTTTATTATTTTTATTTGATATATTATTTATATCTTTTAATGAAACTAAACCATCCATTAAAAAAACTTTATTTTTATTTATTTGATTTAATAATATATCATATGAATATTTTGTTAAACAAAAATAATAATGTATATAATCATTTAATTTTTGTAAAGGTGTATTTTTATATGATTCTCTTCTTAATAAATTATTGTTTAATAAATATTCATCATTAATTATTAATATATTGTAGTCTGATGGTAATTTATTAATTTCATAATCACTTATAATATCTAAAAATATATTAAATTTATAATGTGGCTGTGTTATAAAGTTTTCAATATTATTTTTTGAAAAATATTGTTCTTCATTTATACATACAAATTCATTAATTTTTTTTAAAATATATTTCAAAAAAATAAATTGTACCTTGTTTTTTGATATATCATAATCATAAATAATACGAATATTCATCTATTATAATATTATATTATAATTATATTTAGTTATTTCTTATAAAAAATATTTAATATAATAATTATGGAAGAAGAAATAAAAAAATATTTAAATTCAGAAAATATTCAACATAAATTTATACTAAAAAGGTTATTAAGAGAATCTCGTGATTTTACAGATAAAATTATACTATTATCTGTAAAACCTAATAATGAAGAATATTTAGTAAATTTAAAAGATACTTCAAAATATAAATATAGTAATTATTGTTTTATAATAAATCACAATTATCCATTCCATCCACCAAAATTACTTATTAATAATATTCCATATAAAGATTTTTTTTCAAGATCAAGTAGAAATAGAGAATTATTAAAAAAAATGTCAGGATTAAAATGTTTATGTTGTTATAATATTTTATCAAGAGATACTTGGAGTCCTGCTATTACATTAATTAAAATTATTGATGAAATAAATCTTTTTAGAACTTATAAAAGAAATGTTATTAATAAAATTATGGCAGATAAAATAAAAGATAAATATCTTATCGATGATATTGACATTGAATCTTGGTTATTTTAGTGAGAAACCCTGGTTTCCTACTAAAATTATTGCAAACTTTATGTCATTTTCACAATTTAATAATAAAATTCAAATTCTCTTGTTACAAGTCTTAACCAATTATCAACTTTTTCCATGTAAAAAAGATTATTTGATACAACAACATTATCTGGATTAATTGGGTTATATTTAAATTCATCATAATGTGTTTTAGTTAAATTATTTTCATCTTCATCTTTTTCTTTAGTAACATATTGATCATTTTCCATAGATGATTGTGAAGAATTTACTAAATTAGAAATCTTCTTTTCATAACTTTTACGTTTTTGACCAATAATAACATCCATTTTATTCTTAATTATTTCTATATCACTTACAACAACTAGTAATATAGACATTAATGTTTCATCATTTAGTGAAATATCAATAATTTCTTTATTTGTTTTACCATTTTCAATCTCTTTTGCATAATTAGCAAAAATTTCATTTTTACCTAATATTTTAAATAGTTCACCGATTTGATTACTCATTTTATTATCTAAATATTAATATTAATTAATCTTTATATTGTATTATTGTTAATAAATTTTTTGATAAATTAATTTTATTATTTTTTTAATAATAAAATTAATTTATCAAGATAATTTTATTGATTCAATAATATTATATATTATGTTATTTTTTATTTTTTATCGAACAATAAAAAATAACATAATATATAATATTATTGAATCAATGAAAAATATATCAATGATTTTTTTATCTTGTTATTATACTGTATTAATCCACATAAAATATAAAAATATATATTTTATTGTATATTTTATAAATATTATATTTTTAATTATTACACCATTTGATATTTACACCTTTTAACAATTCAAACGCCGATTTTTATAAAAATAAGATATATTTTTATTCAATATATGTCTTATATTTTCTTATGTAATTTCTTTTTACTGTATAATTTTTTTCTATCATATGAACCTTTTAATATTTTATAATAAAAAATTATAGGTATATCTTTTATGACTTCGATAATATTTCTTTTTAATTCTTCATATTTTAATCCTTTCTTTTTTTGTAATCCTGATTTTAATTTACTAAAAAATTGTTCAATACTATTTGTATTTTCCTTCGTAAACTCTGGAAAATAACCATAAACTTACGCTTACGCTCCAGTTTATTATATATAATGTTGATATGGTATAGAATATAATATTTTATTATTTTTATTTATTAGTTGTTTTATTTTCTCATTTCTATGGGATATTTCAAATATATTACCGAATGATAAAACTACATTATTGATATCACAATTTATGTATACTGATTTATTGGAAAAAATATTAAAAAATGATATAAATTTAAATGTTATTATTGATAAAGAAAAAGAATCAGGTATGGTATATAAAAATAATATTGAACAATATATACATATGAAGATGAAAGATATTATTGATAAAACAATGACTAAACTAAATGTACATCTAAATGATATAAATAAAAGTGATACAAATTCATTCCAAGAAGTAATTAAATATAGTCGACAAATGATAAATAAAAAATATATTGATTATATGTAGTAAACTGAAGCCTTAGCGTAAGTTTAAGGTTATTTTCTGGAGAGCTATGCTCGGAAGAAAATACAAAAGAAGATAAAATAAAAGAAGGTGTCACTAAATGTATATCAAATATTTATGAAAATAAAAAAGATGATGCAATAAGTATCGCAAAAACAATTGAGAAAATGTCAACAAATGGTTATTAAAAATATATAATAGTTCTTTATCTACACAATATTTCGTTAAATTCATTGTATTTTCTTACAAGAATAAATTCTCTCTAGAAAATAACCTTAAACTTACGCTAAAGCTCCAGTTTACCACACAGTATATAATTATTAATTTATATAGAATTTGTTAATAAAAATTTACATGATATTTGCATGACGTGATTTATATAATTATTTATAAACATTGATATATTGACAATATTATTTGCATGAAATAATTATGTAATAAACTTGAGCTTTAGCGTAAGGTTAAGAAGAAAAAATGTTATTTTTCGGATTTTACAGAAAAGAATCGGAGCTTTAGCGTAGATTCATCGCTATTTTCCGGAGTTTACGAAGAGAAATACATCCATCCTCCATTATTTGTTTTAATATCAACATTTTTAATAATAATATTACTTTCTGGTAATTCAACTTTAATTAAAGTATATTTATTTTCAATAGTTAATGTTAATATATTATTTTCAATTATAATTTTATAATTTTGTGATTTTTGAGATGTTAATAAATGTGGTGTATATCTATTTAATAATATTGTATCATTAAACGTTATTTTTGTAAAATTATTTATAATTTTAATGTTAATATTGTCTATCATCAAATCAATATCATCGCCTAAATAATTAAAATCTATTTTATTATTATTTACTTCTAAACGGTTTTTAAAATAGTAATTTAGAGATGGTAAATATGTTATATTATTTTCTAATAAATTATTATTAATTACTGACATTTGAGAAATATTTGTTAATAAATCATATATGTAATCATATATATATTCCATTTTAAATATAACTTTGGCTTTTTCAAAACATTGTTTAGCTATCTTTTCACAATCATTTGTTAAAATTGCATTATTTATTCTATCAATAATATTTTTAGGGTTTTCATTATCATTATATTTAATCTCAATATAATCTTCACCTGGTATAAATTCTTTATAAAAAAACTCTTCAAAATCTTTATTTTTATCCATATTTTTTAATATAATTACACATGAACCTGATAAAAATAAATAATTTAGTCTACCTGCATAAGAATTACCATTCATATTTAATAAATATTTATATTTTACAATTTCATATAATGGAATATTATTTTTTTTATTTTCATCTAATATATTTATAAAATAAGATATTGATGGATTTAAATTCTTTTTAATTTTTGATTGTTCATATATTTTCTTTCTAATTTGATTTGTATTAGATCCTGACCAAAATACTGTATTTTTTTTATCTTCCCATTTTAATAAATTTGATTTTTCTAGAAAAAAATTATAAACTGATTCAAAATCTGGAATATTTGCTTCTAACCAATGATTAAAATTAAAATTTGGAAATAAATGTGTATTATAATTATGATTTTTACAAAATGTTAATAAATTTTTATTTTTATAAATTAAATCATTATTTATTGTATCATCTGTATAAATAATAAATTGAATATTTGGTAATTTACGATAATTATTTGATTTTATTAATAAATCAATAACTGATTGATTCCTACTTTCATAACCTTTTTTTTCAATATATTTTATTTTTCCATCAATTATTTGAATCAATATAACTGATTCATTTATTTTAGAAAATATTAATTTTAAATCATCTAATGTATATAATTGATCTATTATTTTTATTGTATTTTCCTTTGTAAACTCCGGAGTATAGCTATGAACCTTCATTGCATTCTGGTTTTCTTCTGTATTTTCCTTCGAATTTACTTCAGAAAATAGTTCTTTATTTATACTTTGTTCTATTAAATTAACTTCAGAAAGTAAGAATGAATCTACATTTTCAATATTTTTTCCAGAAAATTTATTTTCAATTTTGTTTGATATATTTTCTCCAGATAATATATTATTTAATTCTAAATTATTCATTATATAGTCAGTATTTTTAATTTTAAATTTATTTTTAATTTTTAAAGGTTTTATATTATTATTTTCTTCAGTATTTGATATAGTTGATAAACCAATAAATAAATTATCTTCATATAAATTAATAATAGTAGTTTCATCAGAATTTATACTTAAAGACTGAAAAGAATGCGTAAGTTCTTCAATATTATCAAAAGATTCTACAATAATATTAGTTTCAACAACTGATTCATCAATAACTTTTTCAAAAACTGGTTCATCAACAACTTTTCCAACATGAGTTTCAACAAATGATTTAATAACTTGTTCATTAACTTGTTCATTAACTTGTTCATTAACAACTGACTTAATAGACTCTTCAAGAGTTTCAACAACTGGTTCAACAAGAGTTTGAATAATTGTTTCAACAACTGACTTATCAGACTCTTCAATAGGAGCTTCAACAACTGACTTATCAGATTCTTCAAGAATAGTTTCAACAACTGACTTATCAGATTCTTCAAGAATAGTTTCAACAACTGACTTATCAGATTCTTCAACAATAGTTTCTGTAACTGACTTAATAGATTCTTCAATAGGAGTTTCAACAACTGACTTAACAGATTCTTCAATAGGAGTTTCAACAACTGACTTAACAGATTCTTCAAAAGGAGTTTCAACAACTGACTTAACACACTCTTCAACAATAGTTTCTGTAACTAACTTATCAGATTCTTCAACAATAGTTTCAACAACTGACTTATCAGATTCTTCAAGAATAGTTTCAACAGTTGACTTATCAGATTCTTCAAAAGGAGTTTCAACAACTGACTTAACACACTCTTCAACAATAGTTTCAACAACTGGTTCAACAACAACTAACTTAACATACTCTTCAATATGAGTTTCAACAACTGGTTCAACAACAACTGACTTAATAGACTCTTCAGCAAGAGTTTCAACAGATGTTTCAAGAACTGTTTCGATATTAGAATTAATATTATTTTCTTCAGAATCTTTACTTATATCAAGATTAACAGTTTTTTTTTTATAAATTCTTTTTTTTGCAGGCATATAATATAAAAGGAAAAATTATATATTAAAAACAAACCAATTAAGATAAAAAAATAAAATAATTTTAAATTATTTATAATATGGATATTACAAATAAATTTCAAATAGTGATTGCAAGATATAATGAAGATATAAATTGGTTATTACCTTATAAAGATATTACAATTATTTATAATAAAGGTAATTATATTCCATCTTTAAATAAATTTCAAACAATATATTTAGAAAATGTAGGTAGAGAAAGTCATACATACATGTATCATATTGTAAATAATTATGATAATTTAGCAGATAAAACATTATTTTTTCAAGGTAATATAAGTGATCATAAAATGTTAGATATAGAAGATTATTTTAAAAAAGATGACTTTATTGGAAAATTTAATGAACTTAATATTAATGATTTATTAAAAAATATTAATCATTATGGAAAATATAAAAAAGATTATATAAATGGTAATATGAAAAAATGTAACTTAACCCCATATGATTGGATTAATAAAGTTATAGGTATAAATATGGATAATATAACAAAACAGTCATTAAATGTTGTATGGGGTGCAAATTTCTCATTATCAAAAAAATTAATATTATCTAAACCAAAAGAATTTTATCAAAATATTTTGAGATATATTGATTATCATCAAAATTTAGAAGAAGGTCATTATTTAGAAAGAACATGGTATATAATTTTTAATTATCCCTATATATCAAAATCAAAAATATATTATCTTTTTTTTAACAATTATGAAAAAATAAATGATATTTTAAAAATATTGAAAGAAAAATATAATGATGAAATTCATTTATGGATGCCAATTTTAGCAAATTATGAATATGGTAATGAACATAAAATATCTTTTATAAAATCAAATAATAAATATATATTAATAAATCCATTAATTAATATTAGTGATGACAATGAATCATATTTTTATATTGATATAAAATGTAAAAATAATATTTATATATTAATTGAATTTGAAAATGATAATATAGAAGAATATTCAATAAAATATGAAATAATATTAGATAATAAAAATAATCGCTATTTTCAGGATTTTTCTAAAGAAATTAATCGTTATGATAAAGGAAAAATACAATTAGTACATTCAACTGAGTCTAGTGAAGATATTGAAAGATATTATTTTAATATTTCCAATAAAATAATAATAAAAAAAAATCTAGAAACAATATTTAATATTGAAAATATATCTAAAAATATAAATATCAAAAATATTAAAATAAAAAGTTTATATAATGATATTTACTTGGATTATAAAATGAATAATCAAAATGAATATTCAAATATAAAAATTTATCTATGCAATAATACATATGATAATATTAAATTATTTTATACTAATAATTATTATGATCATTTTATTGAAAAAATAGATTTATTATCAATGTTTGTGGATTAATGAAAAATATAAGTTTAGAGAAAAGAACATGAATGAAATGAAGGTTTATCGCTATATTCCTTGAAGTTTTTTAAGTAAATTAATTTTTTTTATATATTATTTTATCAATAAATATTAATGGATATTGAAATGATAATTTTTTATAAAAATCATAATCACCTCCATATTTTAATTCCCAATATCCATTTTTATTTATATTTGTTGGTATAACACCACTTTGTGTACTAATATAATTTAATTCAATATCCTTCTTTCTCCATATAATCTTATTATTTTTTAACATTATTTTAAAAATATATATTACATTTGTATCATTACAATGTTTTCTAATTATATTAAATGTATCATCAAATATAATATCATCATCATCTATATGGTAAACAAAATCACCCAATAAATCATTATGTTTATTTCTTATTCCATGTCCCCAGTATCCAATGTTTTTTTCTTCTATAATAATATTAACAATACATTTAAAATCCAAACAATATTTTTTAACAATTTCTATATATTTCGATTTATCAATACCGTCAAAAACAATTGTTAAATAATCACATTTATGAAGTTGTTTTTTTAATTTTTCTAACATATTAAATATTGATTTCTTTCCAATTGTAGCTATTAATACATGAAAAGAATGAGTTTTTAATTGTATTTCTTTATAAATACGGCCTTTATATCTACCTTCATTAAAAAAATTATATATATATTCTTCTTTTTTTCTTAATCCTAATACATATAAATATGGATTTAAATTCCTATATTTTTCCCAATTAAAATCTTTATATATAATATTCATTTTATTAATAAATTCTATTTTTTTAAAATTTATAAATAAACTTAAAAAGATATTATATAATAAGAATTATACTAAAAATGACTACTAATACCGAAACTTATGCTTTTTCTGCCGACATCAATCAACTATTGTCGTTGATTATTAACACATTCTATTCTAACAAGGAAGTTTTCTTGAGAGAATTAATTTCAAATGCTTCTGATGCACTTGATAAAATTAGATATCAGAGTTTAACCGATCCAGATGTTTTAACTACTGAATCAAACCTAGAAATTAGAATTTTTTTTGATAAAGATAACAAGAGATTAATTATTCAAGATACTGGAATTGGTATGACAAAAGAGGATTTAATTAAAAATTTAGGAACTATTGCAAAATCAGGTACAAAGGCATTTATTGAGTCATTATCATCTGGTTCTGATATTTCAATGATTGGACAATTTGGCGTGGGATTTTATAGTGCATATCTTGTTGCAGATCGTGTTGAAGTTATTTCAAAAAATAATGGTGATGGATTACATAGATGGGAATCTACGGCAGGTGGTTCATTTGTTGTAACACATATTAATCCAGATGATATTTCTTATCTACACATCAATCGAGGTACAGTTATTATTATGCATTTAAAGGATGATATGCATTCTTATTTAGAAGAAGGTGAAATTAGAAAATTAATTAAAAAACATAATCAATTTATTGATTATCCAATTTATCTTCAAACAATTAAAACACGTGATATTGTTGATAATACTGAATCTGTATCAGAAACAGATGACGTTAAAGTTGAAGATGTAGAAAAAAAGGAGACAAAAACAGAAACTTATGTAGATTGGGAACATGTAAATTCTGAAAAACCTCTTTGGACTAGAAATCCTAAAGATATTACACACGAACAATATGCTAGTTTTTATAAAACAGTGTCTGGAGATTATGAAGACCATCTTGATGTAACACATTTTTCTGTTGAAGGACAGTTAGAATTCAAAGGAATTTTATTTATTCCTAATAGAGCACCACATGATATGTTTAATGAAGGTATGAAAAAACCAAATAATATTAAACTATATGTAAGAAGAGTATTTATTACAGATAATTGTGAAGACTTAGTACCTGAATATTTGCGTTTTGTAAAGGGTGTTGTCGATAGTGAAGATTTACCATTAAATATTAGTCGTGAAACACTTCAACAAAATAAGATAATGAAAGTTATTAAAAAGAATATTACAAAGAAGACACTTGAACTATTTGCACAACTATCAGAGAATCATGAAAAATATACTAAATTTTATGAACAGTTTGGTAAAAATATTAAACTGGGTGTTCATGAGGATAATACAAATAGAACTAAACTTGCATCTTTACTTAGATATGAAAGTTCAAAGAGTGAATCATTACTAACATCATTTGAAGATTATATTGGAAGAATGAAAGAAGGTCAAAAAGGAGTTTATTATATTACAGGAGAGTCTAAAAAGGCAATTGTCAATTCTCCATTTTTGGAAAAATTGAGAAAGCGTGATATAGAAGTTTTATACATGGTTGATCCTTTAGATGAATATGTTACCCAACAATTAAAAGAATATGATACACATAAATTGATTTGTATTACAAAGGAGAATCTTGATCTTTCTATGGATAATGAAACAGATGAAAAAGAAGCATTTGAATTATTGAAGAAAGATTATGAAAAGACATGTACTTATATGAAGACTATTTTAGGAGATAGTGTTGAAAAAGTAATTGTTTCAAACAGATTGGAGTCATCACCATGTGTATTGGCAACCAATCAATTTGGATGGACTGCTAATATGGAACGAATTATGAAAGCTCAGGCATTAGGGTCAAATAACTCAATGTCATATATGATGAGTAAGAAGACAATGGAAATTAATCCTTATAATAATATTATTAAAAGAATATATGATAAGGTAAATCTTGGACAAGAAGACAGAATGTTAAATGATTTAATTCATTTATTGTATGATGTTACACTTCAATCTTCAGGATTTAGTTTGGATGATCCTGTTTCATTTTCTAAGAGAATTCTGAAATTTGTTGATATTGGATTGGGTTCAGAAGATGATACAACAGATGCAACAGATGCAACAGATGCAACAGATTCTTTAAATGTTCAAAGTATTGAAGAAAGTTCAATGGAAGAAGTGGATTAAAACATTTAATGTTTACCAGTAAAATTTTATAAAATAATTGCAAAATTTAATGTCTTAAATATTGTTTAAAAATATTAGTTTTTAAACAAGAAAAATAATAACTATATGGGTATATCTCCAGAGGATATTTCACCATACTGTGGTGGATGTCTGAATTGTATCCAAGTTGGCACAGTTCTAACATCAGGCTCATGCCTTTCTGTATTTTCCTTCACATACGTTCCGAAAAATAACCTTAAACTTACGCTAACGCTCCAGTTTACTATATATTAGGACATATGGCTATTTGTGCCACTGCTGTTGGTGGTGTTATCGTGATAGGCGCACTTGGTGCATATGGTGTATACAGATACGTCAAAGGCAAAAAAGCCAAAGAATCTGGAATAAATATCCGATTCTTATCTTTATATTATAAAAAAATACAGAAAAGAATTGTAGCTTTAGCGTATTTTCCTTCGTAAACTCCGGAGTATAGCGATGAACCTTCATTGCATTCCGGTTCTTTTCTGTAGAGCTATGCTAGAATGAAAATATATAGTAAACTTACGCTAACGCTTCAGTTTAAGGTTATTTTCCGGAACGTATGTAAAGGAAAATATATAAAATATAAATTGTCCCATTTATTATAAATTAGGTGTAACTAAAATATATTTATATATAATATATGATATTACAGCATGCTTCAGGTTTAGGTTTTCCAAGCTTTGGTTCAAGCGTTAGATCAAGCGTTAGATCAAGCCTTGGTTCAAACGTTAATTCAAGATTTACAGGTATTAGAAATAGTTTTAAAAAAGGTATTGCAGGTATAGGTCAGAATTTAAAACAAGCATCAACACAAGCACTACAACAAACACGAGCACTACAACAAGCACCGCCACAAACACAAATACCACAACAAGTACCACAACAAACATCAATGCCAACACCACCACAAACATCAATGCCAACACCACCACAAACATCAATGCCAACACCACAACAAACATCAATGCCAACACCACAACAAACATCAATGCCAATACCACCACAAACATCAATGCCAACACCACCACAAACATCAATGCCAACACAAGAGCCATCAACAATAAACCAACAAAATATGAAGGTTAACAATAATGGTTGGTATATTAAGCATGCTAATATAGACTTTGTAAAACCAGAACCACTGTTAAAAGAAAATATTCTCAAATATAGTGATATAGATAGTGATTTAATAAATCAAATTTTGAAAGATGAAGATATGATTGATGAAGACAATAATTTAAATCAATTTGATCCAACGCGATATAGTATAGATAACTTATATAACATGTTAATGAAAATTATGAATCTGTATGAAATAATAAAGTATTATGAAAAATATCTAATGCAAAAAAATGCAAAAAATGAAAAAAATGCAGAAAAAAAAAGCTGTGGAACAAAAGCTTTTAACTATATATCAAAATCAATAGTTACAAATACAAAATCAAATATACAAAATATGATAAATAAACATATTGAATACGTACTAAAAAAAATAACTACTACATATACAATTACTCTAATTTATTTAGTTTTAATTATGAAAATAAATGCTAATGAACTAAAAAAGGATATGCAAATTGGGAAAGATTTAATTATAAAAGAAGGAAGTAAAAATATATATAAAAATGGTAAAAAAATTATATTTAATAAAAATAATTATTCTACTACATTTATTATAATTATCAAACAAAATAATTATTTATTTAATTTAGATGAATTGAATATTAAAAAAATAAAGCCTCGTATTAATGGAAATAATACAGTATATGATATTTTAGATGATATGGATTTGGATATATATAGAATAAATCAATTTGAAAAAAATATTTCATTAATTACTATTATTAAGTATTTGCAAATAAAAACATTAATTACAGGTGCACCTAAAATTGAATATGCAAGTTATATTGATAGATATAATATAAATAATAAAGGTATATTTAATATTTTATACGCATACTCAAAATATATGGCAACAATATATTATACAATGATTTATAATATTAACTATACAATATATAAATATAAAAGTATAAAAAATGAGTATAATCGTAATATAAAAATACAAAAACAAAAATTAAATGAAAATAGAAAGAAAACTAATAAAAACCTAGCACAAAGTATATTTACAGCAGTGAAAAGACAAAATCCAGAAACCCAACTTAATGTAGGATATCGTAGAGAAAAAGAAATAGAATATTATGGCTTATAAAAATCGTAATAAAATAAAGGCTTAACACTATTTTTTTAAGTTTAAGGTTATTTTCCGGAACGTATGTGAAGGAAAATATGTAGTAAACTGGAGCATTAGCATAAGTTTATTAAATACAAAAAAAATTGATAGTACTAATAATATGAAATAATAAATCAATGTTCTAACTATATTATTTGATTCTAATATTAAAATATGGCATCTCAATCTAATCTTTCTGGATCCTTTGGGTTTTCCATAAGACGGCGTGATACGGGTACAGGTGATTCCACAAGTAGTATTATACTTAGTCCAGTAGTTGATCCAGTAGTTGTTAGTCCAGTTAATTTGACACATGATATCTCAGATACTGAGATATAAAATATATTGGATCAACTTAATCCTGATCCAATACCTACGTTGCGTGAACTAAAACGTCAACGTAGGCGAATAAGAAAGCGCGCGTATAAAAAATTGTTACGCATTGCGTTGAAGATGGCAATATCAATTAAACGCTTTGCCAAATTAATTGTGCAATTTTTTAGCGATATACCTCCATATTCCGAATTGTGTAATATGACTATATACCTATGTTCAAGAAATAGGAAGTGGATATATTACAAGGTGGAGAATATGTGCATATGCGATATAGTGGAACAACTTCGTTCTATGCATAGGCATAATGTTACAAACATTACTGCCTTTGAGATATGTTCATCTCAAACTCAATCGCTAATGTTTGAGTATATCACACTTTATATGCGTGATCCATCAATGAGTCTGACTAGTATTCAGCGAATTCATTTGAATAAGTTGATATATGTATTCAAAAGATACATATATCACATACATGGAGTATCTATATGATTCACAAATTAAACTCTTTTTTATTTATAACACGACGTAACTTAAATTTCTCTTCTTTATCTCTATTTTCCAAAATAAAAGTAGCTGCTTTTTCACCTTTTGAAAAATCCTTAAAAAAATCTCCTAATCTTGAAATCAAAAAAGTTTTATTTAGTGGTTTAGTTTGCAATGATTTTGTAAATTTTAATTTTCCATTATTTGTATTTAAATCATTAATTTCAAACTTGTTCATAAAATCCATTATTTTAGGAGTTATGTCATTTTTCCTTTTTGTTCTTTCCTTGATAGCATTGCGTAATTTTAATATATCATCATCTAATGTAATCCATTCTTTTACCATATCTTTGAATTCAACAAATTCTTCATTATCATCAGTAAATGTTTCATTTAATTCATCTTCATTAACTCTTTCTATCATATTAGGATTCATATATAATATATAAATATATTTATACTTTATATTGATTAAAGGTACGATTTAATTCAATTAAATTAATTTTAAATAAATATTTTTTCTTAATCTCTATGTCTTCTAATATAATTTTATTATTATTATATTTTTGAGGTAATTCTATATTTATTTTTTTAGAAAATTCTTCGTTATAATATAAGTCTTCAAATAATTTATCATCAATAACAGTATCATTCTCTAACAATTTATGTATTAAAACAGATTTATTAATATTAATATCATCTAAACTAAAAGAAATATTGGACAATAAGATAAGATCAAAATATAATTCCTTATTATTGATTGATACATATATATTACCATCTTCTGAATAAGGAATTATTTTTTCATCTTTATCTTGACGTACAGTTTTAAACATAAACTTTCCATTATCAACTTCCTCAGAAGCATAAAATCGATTTGTTGCAATAAACGTGTCATCTTTTTTTTCAAATTCACGAAATATATAATTTTTGATATTTTTAACGTCCTCTGTTGATTTTTTAGTTATATGTTTCATATATATTAATCAATATTTTTTTTATATAAAATTTGTTTATATTTAAAAATAATTATTTTTATTATTTTAATACTAATGATATTTAATCAAATTTTTGATAATATTTATGTATTGAACTTAAAGAGTTCAACAGACAGAAAAGAACATATTATCAATGAATTTAAAAGAGTTGATATAAATAAATATCAATTCTTTGAAGCAACATCTTTTGATTCAGATGAAGTAAAAAATATAATGAAATCAGGATTAGTAAAAAAATTTCCTAATTGTTTTAGATGTAATATGAAAAGATGTAAATGTGAAAATAACTTTTTAACACCATTTCAAATTGGTAATTGGTGTTCATTTTTAAACATATTTCGCGATATATTAGAAAATAAATACAAATTTGTTTTAATATGTGAAGATGATATTGTTTTTAGTCATCAGTATAAAAGAATTATTGATAGGCTATTATCTAAAGAAGCATTTAATCATTATAAAATAGATATGAATAAACCATTATTATTAAGATTAGGAACTGCATTTAATCCAGATAATCATAATTCAATTGCTCAACCAATTTATATAAAAAATTATTCTTTATGTAATCCTTGTTTTGCAATAAATCATCATATGGCATATATTTATCTAAAATATTTAACAATAATAGATTATCATTCTGATGTTTATTTTCATCAAAAAATTCCTAAAAATATTAAAGGAATCCAATATTTTACAATGTACCCATATCCTATATATGAGTTATCATTTGTTAAATCTAAACAAAAATTTGAATCACTTATTCGCCCAGTTAATGCATTTAGAAGAATGGAATATAAGGAATTTTTATTTTTATCAAGTAATATTTTAATACAAGTATTATTAAAAAAAATGGTAAAAATAATGAACTTAGATATTAAAATAAACAGTATTGGTTATCATGGAAATATTGATTTATATGTATTATTAAATGAAAATGAAAAAAAAAAATATTATTTTGAAAATAAATTTTTATTAATAGATAATGAAGAAGATGATATTAAAATTTTAAATAAAAATATATCATTACAGTATTATAAAAATTATCAAAATTATCTATGTAAATTAATTTATATTCCAGCACATGAAATATCAAATAATGAAATGACTGATGAATTACCAGATAATGAAATAACTGATACAAATAAACTATTGTATAATGATATTATGAAAATATTAGATATTAATAATATTGTAAAAATAAATATTAATAATAAAGATGATATAGAAAAATTATGTAAATTTATTGATAAAGAAAAATTATATAAAATAATTGATGAATATAAAAATATAAAACAAAAATTTAATCAATAATAATTATTTTAATCATCCTCATCGTCATTATCATCATTTTTATTAAATAATGATTTTATAGATTTAAAAACATTTTTAATATTGTTTATTATTTTAATATTTTTTAAAATAATTTCATCTGTATTATTTATTGTAACTTTTAATGTTTTATAATTATTTAATTTTATGTAATCATTATAATTTATTTCAGGACCATTTATCAATCTATGTCTATTTAATAATAAATAAACATCTGTTTTATAATTATTTATATTACTATTTATAACCCATACAGATTTTTCAATTGATATATTTTTAATTACCCAATCTAATTTTATTAATAATATATATTTACTTTCAATATTAACATCTAATGTTTCATTATATTCATCAAAGACAATTACAAAAAAATTATCTTTATAAAATCCATAAAAAAAATATTCAATTTCTTTATTTTTAAATGAACATATGTAATTTATATGTGAATTATCATAATACAATAAATTATTATTTTCATTAAAATATAATTGATCAATATCTTTATAAAATGGTTCTTCAAAAGTTATTTTTAAATAGTTACACATTTTATATATTTAAAATTTATTTAATTTTAAATTAAAACTAATAAAAAAATGATTTTTTTTTTCAATATAGCGAATAAACCTAGTTCTAAATAAAAAATATGAATTTTAATCAAATAAATAATATACAAAATTATGGTAAAGTGTATTTAGCAGTAATTGATACAAATAAACAACCACGTAAAGTATTTGTTAAATATAATAATGAAAATAATTTTTTATATTTTTCTTTAGCTAATTTAGATATTTTAGTTAAATATCCTAAAGATTTTCATGATGTAAATGAAACTATAAAATTTTATGAAATAAATTTACCAGACGAAATAATAAAACATATTCAAAAATATGGAACACAATACTAAAGGTGAGGAAACCCAGGTTTCCTACACATACCTTCTTTATATAGTAAACTTTGATTTTTTATAAAATTAAGGTTTAGTGTAGGTTTCCTACACATACCTTCTTTATATAGTAAACTTTGATTTTTTATAAAATTAAGGTTTAGTGTAGGTTTCCTACACATACCTTCTTTATATAGTAAACTTTGATTTTTTATAAAATTAAGGTTTAGTGTAGGTTTCCTACACATACCTTCCTTATATAGTAAACTTTGATTTTTTATAAAATTAAGGTTTAGTGTAGATTTAGTGTAGGTTTAGTGTAGGTTTATAAAAATATGGAACACAATACTAAAGGTGAGGAAACCCAGGTTTCCTATACATATATAGTAAACTTTGGTAATGAAGATTTAGTGTAAGTTTATTCAAAAAAAAAAGATGAATCGTTATTTAACATAGTTAATGTTAAGAAAATTTATTTCCTCTTATATTTACTTTTTCATCTACATATTGAGGTTCAAAATATTTCTTTAATTCATCAACAATATTTTGTGTATTCGTTTTTCCACATGTAAAGATATCCATTGATATAAAATTATTTTCAGGCCACGTATGTATACTCAAATGTGATTCAGCCAATAAGTATAATACTGTTAACGCACCATTATCATCAAAATGATGAACATTTTGACTTATTAATGTTGCATTATTATTTTTAAGTATTTCTTTAATAAAATTATTAAATATTTCAAAATTTTTTTTTGAAATTTTATCAAAAACTGAACTATTTAAATTATACATATCTATGATAATATGTGTTCCAATTGTCATATTTATATATATATATAATAAATAACTTTATATTAGATAAAATTTAATATTTTTTTTATAAAATATTAATAATGAATTATCATTTAATAAAAAATAAATTTGAAAAAATAGAATACCCATATCCAGATTTGTTTTATATTAACATATACTACTTAGACAATAATTTATGCGAAGTTAATGTTAAAAGAACAGATTCATCCGATGGATGGGGTCTTTTATTAGAAATTAAAATTTATGATATAAACGATAATAATAAATATGAAATATTAAAATTTGGAAATTCTGAAAGTAATAGTAAATCAATTATATTTGAAACTTTTATAAATTTAGATATAGATGAAGAAAAATCTATATTAATACCTCATATAATACATCCTCGTAAAGATTATTTTCTTATTAAGAATAATTTTAAAATAATTAATAATAATTTTGATTTACATATAGTAGCTTATAAATTAAATAATTATAAGATTAAAATTATAATAAGAAGATTAGATGAAGAAAAAGGCTGGGATGATAATTTAAAATTTATTTTATATGATAATGAAATATCTAATATAAAAGAATTAATTACAATAGGAGCCTCTAAAAATAATTATAAATATATAATTAAGACAACTAAAATAGAATTATTTTCACAGCCAGAATATAATCAAGAAATACCTAAGATAATAATTCAAACCGGTTATAGTAATAAATTTAAAAATATACTTCATTTTAATTCTATAATGTCCTTTATTGAATTAAACCCTGAATACACTTATAAATATTATAATGATACAGAAGCAAGAAGGTTTTTAAGAGAATCTTTTAATGAAGAAGTAAATTATTGTTATGATATATTAGTACCAGGAGCATTTAAAGCAGATTTATTAAGATATTGTTTATTATATAGTAATGGAGGATGTTATTTTGATTGTAAACAAATATTAAGATTACCAATTAAAAAATTTTTAAAACCAGACCAAACTTTTTTATTATGTAATGATATTATTGACAATGCACTTCTAAATGCTGTAATATTTTCAGTAAAAAATTTACATTTTTTAGAAAAAACAATAAAAGATTGTGCATTTAATATTATAAATAAATTAGGTAAAAGTCCATTAGATATAACAGGACCCATATTTTTTTATAAATCAATCAAAAAATTCATTACTACTGATAATTTACTTTTACAAAATAACAGACCACCTGATAACTTTTCTGATTTTTCAAATGACTATTATAATAATAATATTACATTAATAAGTGATAATACAGTTGTTTTAAATAGATTCTACAAAGGTTATTATACGAATTATATTGATAATAATCATTATGGTAAACTTTTTATGAATAATGAAATATATTATAAAAATTTTCAATCTATTAATAATTTTAAAATATGCGTTTATCCAAATAGATTTAATGATAAATTTACATTTATTTTAAAACCTGGTAAAAATTTAATTATAAAAAGAACTGATTCAAACGAAGGTTGGAATTTTGATTTGAAAATATTGGTTATAAATAATAGTACATTTGAAGATAATTTAATAAATGTTGGACTTTCTAAATTTAATAAAATGGAAATTAGTTTGATTGTATAAATGTACAATGAATTTATCGGAAAATTGATTCGTAGATACATAATATTATTTAAAGTTTGCAAAGTTTTACGTATTTTTATGAACATACTATAAAACAAAATATATATATAATTTATATAATGTGTGAGTGTTTAATAAATAATTATATAGATAAAAATAGTATTAATATAATTAATACTATTAAAAAAAAAATAAAAAATAATATTGATAATCCTCAATTAAAAATAGAATCAATTAAATTATCCAATAAAAATATTAATATTGTTCAAGAAGGTTATTTAATAGCAGGTACAAAACAAAGAGTTGCTAAATTATTTGTTAAAAAAGTATTAAAAGATAATCCTAAAATAGATAGTTTATTATATTGTGGTTCTAGTAACGGTTTTGGAGCAGTTGCTTCCTCATATGCTGCTAATAAATTAAACTTAAAATCATATGTTTTTTTATCAGGAAATAAAAATAATATTAATACTCGTCAAATTAATAGTATGAAAGCATTAGGATCAAATATAACAATATGTCCAACATACAGAGAAGCTAGAAATTTAGAATGGAAAATGGCTAATAATCCTCATAAGAAATGGACAACTTTAGATAATATTTATGTAGTTCCATTAGGATTAAATGATGAAAAAGGTGTTATGATTGATTTATTATCTAAACAAATAAAAAAAGCATCAAGTGGAACAATATTAGATAAACATAAAAATCCCGTTTTTTGGTTAGTTGCTGGAAGTGGTGGAATTGTACAATCATTATATAAAGCATATCCACATGGTTATTTCAATATATATTTAACTGGTTCTGGTATGTATAAAAAAAAAGTTATAATATGGGCTAAATCAAAAAATAATGTAAATATATTAAAAGAAGAATTTGGACCTAATAATTTAAAAAATAGAAAAATATATTATTCTACTGTTCAAGATTATGATGACTTTATATGGCCATATGTAAAAAAATATGCTAAAGATGGTGATTTTATTTGGAATATTGCATCAGATGATTATTTGTAACAAAATTCAGATTTATGCGCAGATAAAGAATTGAAATACAATGATTTTCAAAAATTTAAAATATAAAAATGATGGTTCTAAAAATATAGTATTAAAAATATATTAAAGAATATACTTTTATAGGATTTACACTATCTAAAAATGATTCATTGTTCCGATTATTGGAGAAGAATATTGAATTTAATATTCTTTATTACTTTTCTTTTTATGACAATTGTTACAATACAATTGATTGTAAAATATGAGAAAAAGAATAAAGATGTTGTGGTTCAATTCCATTCTGGAAATTCAAGTTTCTTGCGCACTCGTAGTCCTAGTTCTAGTCCTAGTCCTAGTACTACTGTTTTTCCAAATATTTCAAACTATCCAATAGTTGTAAACACTAAAACAGTATTGCACTACATTGGTGAACATTGTTTACCAAATGTTTTCCAAAACTATAACTTTACTTACAATATAGGTAATGATACAGAAAATACAGCAATGGATATAAGGATTCACTTTTTCGAATGGTCAATATACGATACATCCTTTGTTAACTATTCACGTAATAGTTATTACTTAAGTTGTGATAATGGACAACAGATCAATAGTGGTGTAAATAACCTTAAACATCCTGTGCTGAATAAAACATTTCCATATTTACCATTGGTAGATGGTATTAGTAATTCTCCTAAATGTTCACAAGAATATTTAGTTCGGTTGAAAATACCATTGGAAAACTTTAAATTCCAACTAATGGTTGAAAAACCGTATCAGTATTTGGAAGAGTACTGGTGTTTATATATATCTGAAAACACTATGTCTATTGAAAACACTCATTTTCAATGTGGTGAAGAAAATAATATAAACGAATTATTAAAAATCACTGATATTAAAGATATAGTGACTTTTGATATAAGTGCTCTTAATCTAACATTAGATAGAATATACGTTAGATTAAATGAGAAAATTTCTACTATACTACAAAGCACAGAATTTCCTACGGAAGTTCCAACTATAATAGTGAACTAAAATTCGTATTTTCTTTCACAATAACAATAAACTTATGCTAACGCTTCAGTTTATTACATATATTTTCAAATTATAAAAAAAATTGATGGTTTATTATTTATGTTTTTTATTTCATTATTTTAAACTATTATTTTTACGTTATTTTTTTATTACTTAGATATTTAAATTAACACAATAAATGAATCCTTTCAACATTGTCGTAGGAGATCCGGATGAACCTTCAAACAAGGGGAATCAGGATATTAGTTTTTATCGAAAGATACTATATATAATGATATTCTTACTATCCATTATGGTGATGCTTCTGATAGCATTAACGGCGATTGCCGCCCAAATATTAGTAGTTAATACTACTAACTTGCGCGGTGGAGTAGTAGCTACAGTGCTACCTTCATGGCAGCCTACGGTACTTCCTACAGTGCTTCCTACAGTGCTTCCTACAGTGCTTCCTACAGTGCTTCCTACAGTGCTTCCTACATGGGATCCTACTAAAGTGATCCAATCTAATGATGATTGGTTAACCATAGAGGAAGACCATTGTCTTGATGGAGTACACGAAGAAGTGAGGGTCACAATGGATACACAATCGGACGAAATTGTGTTATTCAGTATATATGACTCGGTATCGTATTGGACTCAAAATGATTCACGTTACAAATACTACGCCTCAGTGTGTTCTTCAAATTTTGAATTATCGAATTCGACGAATATATTGAGTGTGCCAGTATTAAACACTAGTGTTTCATATACGTCTATTGATATTCCCCATTACGTACGCTATGCAATGGACTCTGTATCACCGTTTGGTGCTGTGAATCTTGATGTTAAAAAACCATTTGACACGTACGCGTTATGGTGTTACACTAAAATAGATACCACACTATTTATATACAATATATATAATAGTTGTAAGGATCAATATTCATACGTAACAAATAGCAGTGCAATTGTTGTGGTTAATACAACATTGAGTTCGCGTGTTGGATTTAATATATCTGTATACAATATGGATATATTACGAATCTATATCGAATTTTCTGAAAACTTCTCTGAAGCTTAGAAAACTTCGTAATTATAAAAGTTTATAGATAATATTAAAATTACTTAAAAAAATATATATTATATAATATATGTCGGAATTTTCAAAAACACTTGATAATGCATTATTTGAAAAATTCAATGTAAAATTATATGGCAGTGATTATGATATATATGATATAATAAATGATTTAATTCAAGATAATCAAAGTGAAAAAGCATTTTATTTAGTTGATTTAGGAAAATTAAAACAGTCTTATTTAAATTGGATAACTATGCTTCCTGATGTTAAACCATATTATGCAGTAAAATGTAATCCTAATCCTGTTTTATTACAAACCCTTGCATCATTAGGTTCAAACTTCGATTGTGCATCAGAAACTGAAATTAAATCTATCGTTGAAATCACAAAAGATCCTTCAAGAATTATTTTTGCAAATCCATGTAAAATGTCAACACAAATAAGATATGCACGTGCAAATGATGTAGATTTAATGACATTTGATTGTGAAGAAGAATTATATAAAATAAAATTATATCATCCTTATGCTAAATTAGTATTGAGATTAGCAGTTGATGACAGTAATAGTTTATGTAAGTTTAATAAAAAATTTGGTTGCTATCTAAATCAAGTTGAAGAATTATTAATTATTACAAAAACATTAAAATTAGATGTTATTGGATTTAGTTTTCACGTTGGAAGTGGTTGTTATTCAGTTGATAATTTTTATAATGCCATAAAAGATTGTAGATCAGCAGTTAATATTGCTAAAAATCATAATATTAACATAAATATTATTGATATTGGAGGTGGTTTTCCAGGAGTAGATAAAAATATAAAATTTAAAGATATATCTGAAAAAATTAACCAAGCAATGAATGATTTTTTTAAAGATGAACTTGAAAATAAATCAATACAGTTTATTGCTGAACCAGGAAGATATTTTGCACAAAAAACACACACATTAGTTTTAAATGTTATTGGTAAAAAGAGAATTAAAAATATAGTAGATGATACAAATGATGATACAAATAATGATACAATAATATATTATTTAAATGATGGAATATATGGTTCTTTTAATTGTATATTTTTTGATCATGCAAATCCAGTAATTTTACCTTTTAATGAAAGAGATGGTAAATTACATAAAAGTATATTATTTGGACCAACATGTGATAGTATAGATATGATTGCTGAAAATATTATGTTACCTGAACTTGCAATTGGTGAATGGGTATATATTGAAGATTTTGGTTCATACACATCTGCTTCATCTTCTAATTTTAATGGTTTTAAAACGGATGTTTATAAATATATTTATAGAACATAATTATTTACAATGTATTTTCCTTCGTAAACTCCGATTCTTTTCTGTATTTTCCTTCGTAAAATCCAGAAAATATAGCTAAATATCTAATCTATATTTTTATCTAACATAAAAATCACCTTCTCCTAGTAAAAAACCCCATAAACGTTCACATCCCCATCCCGGTCCTGGCAAAACATATTGTAATGAATCAAATAATCTTTGCCAATATTGACGAGAATATTTTAAAATATTATCACGATGAACAATAAATATAGCGCCGTAACCAAATGAAAAACCACCTGGTCTATCAAATAATGGTTTAATTTTACTATAATCAAAATTATTTTTCATTATTTCAAATCTCATCAATTGTGCTTCACCAGATGTACAATACCATCCTGTTTTTAAAAATAAATTATGAAATTCCCATGGCCATATAGTAGATATTTTATTAATACTCATAAAATTATGAAGTTCATTAATTAATTCGTTTGATCTTTCTTCTTGTGCTGGACAACAAACTTTAACCCAATGTTTTATATTATCAATCAGTTCAAATACATTTTTTGGGTCTCCTAATTCAATTGGTGTGCAACATATTGATTGTCCAAAATGTGCAACACTTTCTAAATCAATTGGCTCTTTATGTCCACTAAGATATTTAAATTTATATGTTTTATTTTCATAATATATATTTCTTAATACTCTTGTTGTTTCTACTTGATCATTAAGTGCAATATGATCTGACGGATCTCCTTGTGTAAATATCATATAAGGTGGAAGATTATTATAATTATCTAATATATAGTTACAATATGTTCCTGCTTCTCTTCCTAAATTTGGCACATTTCTTATATTTTTACGATCAATTAATGGTGAAATATCATCTTTACCTTTATTATAAACAACTAAATTATTATTAAATTCGGCAAATCTTGATATATCTTCATTATATCTTGCTACAACAAATACTGTAGTATTATCTGTAGATGATGCATGAGATGATGCATGAGATAATCCATGAGATAATCCATGCAATGATCCATGATTAACGCCCAAATTTATTTTATCTTTTGAAAAATCATTAATAATATTATTAATCTCTTTTTTCAAATATTTATATCTTCTATTTTCTTTAATACCGTGATTAATAAAATGTGATATTAATTTATCATCATTTAAATTTTGTAAATCACTATTTAACTCTCTATATGCATTTATATCAAAGTCATCTTGTAATTTATATTTTCTTAATTCATTTTTTCCATAATCTAAAAAATGATGTTTTAATTCATCATCATTCATATAAGATAAATCTTTATTTAGATGTCTATAAGCACTACAATTAAAATCATTTGGTAACATATTATATTTATAATAAATCATATATAATTTATAATTTATTTACGAGTTTTTATAAAATTTACTTTTCTATTTGATATGTTAAAACTAAATGTACTTTTCTTATTATTCCTTTCTTGTCATGTTGATATAGATTATGACATTGTTCTTCTGTTTTATATTCATCTAAATTATAAGTTTTTATATGTGTTCCTATTAATCTTTTTAATCTCATATTTGGCATTGATAAATTCCTTTTATTACAGTTTCCTTTCATTGATCAATCACCATATAATAGTATCGATTTTTTTACCAATTATTTCTTTATTTCTCTTATTAAATTAACATATGCTTTCTTTCTGTTTATATATCCATACCATTTGTATTCTTCGAATAAAATTTTATTTATTCTGTTTTTATTTAGTATATATGTTTTAAATTTTTCTAAATTACAAGTTTTTGAATTATAATTTTTTAATTTATTTTATATTTTTTTGAAAATAAAAATACTAAGAAAAATTTTAATTTTATAAAAACATAAACATTTTTTATGAAAATAATAATATTTTAGAATAATAAAATGTTCGTTTATATTATAATAAATGCTTAAAAAAGGAGATATAGTAAAATATAAAGGTGAAAATGGAATTGTAAAATATGGTGTATATAATGATTTAGTTTCAGGTAAACATATTATATCAAATATAATTAGTACAGAAAATCCAACAAAAATAATTGAAAAAGAAGAATTAACAAATGAAATAATTAGTAAACCTAGTAAAGAATTATGTAATGACATTAAAAAATATTATAATCATAAATTCAACAAAAATCAACCAGTTGCGTGGATTTCATCTATAAATGGTAAAATAAAATATGGTAAAATAATTAAATCTGATAAAAGTGGAATGCCTTTATTTTTTTCTAAAAATGGTAGATTAAAATATTATGTTAAAAAAAATGATGGAATAACAAATAAAAATTATGGAATATCATTATCTTTATTACACAAACCTAGTTTTTTTGAAAAAAAAAATACAAATAATTCTAAACCTATACAACAAGAAAACAATACAAATAAATCAGTAAATAATTTTAAACCTATACAACAAAAAAACAATACAAATAAATCAGTAAATAATTTTAAACCTATACAACAAAAAAACAATACAAATAAATCAGTAAATAATTTTAAACCTATACAACAAGAAAACCATACAAATAAAAATAAATCAATAAATAATTTTAAACCTATACAAGAAAAAAATATTTTAATAAAAAATATAAATAAACTACCAATAAATTTTAAATCTATACAACAAGAAAAATATAATTTAATAAATAATCCTACATTTTTATATTATGCTACAAAAACAAAAATACAAAAATCACTTAATGAATTAAAAAAAGAATATTCAGAAGGTACAAAAGTTCAATGGTATTCTCCTACAAATAAAGAAACCAAATATGGTATTATAATTAAATCAAATTCAGATGGAGAAACTATGTTTACTTCTAAAAATGGAAAATTAAAATTTTATATCCAGAAAGTAAATAAATTTAATAAACCTTTACCAACTAATAAAAAATATGGAATATCTGCAGATATTATAGAAAAACGTGTTTATAATAATTTATACCAATGAATTTATCCGTAGATAAATAACTATTTTCCGGAGTTTACGAAGGAAAAATACTAAAATATACAAATAGAAAACATGTAAGAGAGACAAAAAGAATAAAGTATCAAAAATTATTGCAAAAGTATAGAAATAAAAATAATATATCAGAAATAGAAAATGAATTAAAAAATTATAATTCAAAAACTTGTAATTTAGAAAAATTTAAAACATATATACTAAATAAAAACAGAATAAATAAAATTTTATTTGAAGAATACAAATGGTATGGATATATAAACAGAAAGAAAGCATATGTTAATTTAATAAGAGAAATAAAGAAATAATTGGGAAAAAATCGATACTATTATATGGTGATTGATCAATGAAAGGAAACTGTAATAAAAGGAATTTATCAATGCCAAATATGAGATTAAAAAGATTAATAAAAACACATATGAAGACTTATAATTTAGATGAATATAAAACAGAAGAACAATGTCATAATCTATATCAACATGACAAGAAAGGAATAAGAAAAGTACATTCAGTTTTAACATATCAAATAGAAAATAAACAAATTGAATGTATAAATAGAGATAAAAATGCAGTGTATAATATGGAAAAAATAGTAAATTATTATTTACTTTATAAAAAACGTCCAGAAAGATACTATAGAACAATAAAAGGTATAAACCCATCCGAACAGGACACACATAAAGTTCAGGATCAAGTATTACCATGCCTTCCTTAAAGGTGCAATTATATCTTCTTTAAGAAAAAACTGTCCCATTTTTTTTAAATTAGGTGTAATATGATTTATAATCCTCATCCTTAAACTTTTTTTATTTAAAATTATAAAAACATAAACATTTTTATGAAAATAATAATATATTCAATAATATTTACATTTTATTTGTATTGATACTATTTTTTGCAGGTGAAATTTAAAGTTGCGGATTATTTTCATTATTAATTAAACTTAATTCATTTAAAAATCAGAAACAGCCGCTGAACCTGATTTAGAAGACTTTTCGTTATTATTTTTTGATTTAGATTTTATATTGTTTAATATTGCTTTTTCCTGTATGTTTAATAAATTCCAATATGGTTCAAAAATATATATTAAATCTAAGATTGAATATTCGATTGCAAATAATAAACATTTTTTTATTATGTCGTTTTTAATATTTGAAATTTTGATTATTTTTTTTATAATACTATTTAAATTTTGTTTATTAGAAAAAAAATAATTTTTTTTTTCGAAAATAAACTCAATTATTCTTCCGAACATTTCATTTTTTTTATTATTGCACTTATTGCCTTTAGGAAAAACATCTATTAGTAATATAGCAAGTTTATAATTATCATTTTTAATACAACTTTTTAATAATTCTTCTATATTTGGATTTTCGATTATTTTTTCTATAATTTTATGTAAACTGATTTGATTACTAATATTTATTTTTTTGGAAATAAGCTCAATTATTCTTCCTAACATTTCATTATTTTTGTTCATACTATGTTTATTAATATAATCTATTAGTAATATAGCAAGTTCATATTTATTATTTTCAATATAACTTTTTAATAATTCTTCTATATTTGATTTTTCAATTAATAAATTTTTAATTTCAAAACTACATATTTGATTAATAATAGCATATATTAATGCTGTTCTTCCTTGATTATCTTCTTTATTTACGTCTACATTTGTTATTAATAAAGTTATAATATCTGAACTTTTATTAAAATAAATAGCATACATTAATGCTGTTCTTCCTTGATTATCTTCTTTATTTACGTCTACATTTGTTATTAATAAATTTATAATTTCAAAACTACATATTTGATTAATAATAGCATGCATTAATGCTGTTTTTCCATCATAATCTATTGCATTTACGTCTACTTTTGTCATTAATAAATTTATAATTTCAAAACTACATATTTGATTAATAATAGCATACATTAATGCTGTTCTTCCTTCATTATCTTTTGCATTTAAGTCTACTTTTGTCATTAATAAATTTATAATTTCAAGACTATTCGTATCAATAGCATGCATTAATGCTGTTTTTCCATCATAATCTATTGCATTTACGTCTACTTTTCTCATTAATAAAGTTATAATCTCATGACTTTTATTATTAATAATAGCATACATTAATGCTGTTCTTCCTTCATTATCTTTTGCATTTACGTCTACTTTTCTCATTAATAAATTTATAATTTCAAGACTATTCGTATCAATAGCATGCATTAATGCTGTTCTTCCTTCATTATCTTTTGCATTTACGTCTACTTTTCTCATTAATAAAGTTATAATCTCATGACTTTTATTATTAATAATAGCATGCATTAATGCTGTTTTTCCTTTATTATCTTTTGCATTTACGTCTAATCTTTCAATTAAAAAATTTATCATTTCGAGGTTACATTTCTCATTATCAAGAGCATACATTAATACTGTTCTTCCTTCATTATCTATTTCACTTATTGAATTATTAATAATATTTTCAGAAAATTTTGTTGTATTTAATAATCTTAACAAAAAATTATTATCTTTTTTTTTAATTGCATGAATAATAATTTTTTTATATAATCTTGGTGAAATTAATTCTGGTTCTATATTTTCTGTTTTTATTATATTATAATAATTAATAAAGTCTTTATCATACTTTTTTGATATTTCTAATATTTTTTCAACAGTTTTTTTATTTTTTATAGATTCTATTTTTATATATATTTCAAGAAAATTAACATTTACTTTATCAAATAGTAATTCACATATTATATTTGGTAAATTTTTTTCTATTGCAATATCAATAAATGCTTTTTTTTTTCCATTTATTGTACAGTATTTTTCTTTAATTTTTGATAATTTATTTATTTTAATATTTACATTATTATTTTCATTATTAAAAAATGATGAATTACATATATTATTTTCTGTATTCTTTATATTTGTTTGGTTATTTTTATTTTTTAATTTTTTTTCAGCTAATTTTTGTTGAACTAATTTTTTTTCAGCTAATTTTTGTTGAAATAATTCTTGTTGAAATAATTTTTTTTCAGCTAATTTTTGTTTTAGGCTATTCATATTATATATAAATATTATTATTATTTTCATAAAAATATTGAAAATTTCATAAAAATGTTTATGTTTTTATAAAATTAAAATTTTTCTTATAATTTTAAATTATTTTTTTCTTACTATTTTTAAATTGATATTAAACGC